TGGTTCATTCTAACCTAAATAGATTTTTTAGTTGTTATCTAGGACAGCCCCTAATTTTTGCATTTGAGTTGATTGCACTTGATTTCATTTTAGAACAATCATAACTCTGCCGATACGCTTCACTTGCATTCCCAAGCTCAATATAGAGCTGACAGAATTTTTCTTGTTTTGGTGTCAACCCACGCCCTTTAGACGTGGACTTAACCCCGTCTTTCTTTGGCATAGGTTAATCCTTATTTAATTTCTCCAGTAATACGAATTTTAAACATTGGCACATATTCAGGGTTGTGGATATTCAGCAGTCCCTCAATAAAAAAGCCGATTTGATCTGCGACAGTTAAAACCCATTCAGGAATAAAATTAGCCGCCCCAATAATGGGGGCTTCACTATCAATATCTTTGACATAAACAGGAATACCCCAAAGCCATCCATAATGCGTGAAGCCTTCCTCAATCAATTTCTTTTTCGACTTATAAAGCATTCCCATTTGATTTACTCCACTCAATCACCCCACTTAACCGCCCCGCACAAATCTCACGTTCTTTCTGCACCACTCGCAAATAAATAATCGCATCACCATACGTTGAGCCGTTAAATGCGGTTTGCTGACAAGGGATTAAATAAATGCTCGGTGGTAGGTGATACTCTGTTTTAATTTTTGTGCTGCAACCGCTTAATAACATCATCAGGCAAAGGCTCGCGGCTACAATCCTGCCCTTTAATCCTTTTATAAATAACGCGAATATCTTCATCGGCTTTTTCTCGCTGTACTTGTTCAAGTGCGGTCTGTTTTTGTGTCGTTTTTCGTTCATCTTCGAGCTGTTTTGTTCTTTCTGCGAGATTATGGTTCAGTTGCTGTATGGTTTGAGCTTGCATTTGATTTTTGGCTCTCAAGCTACTTATCCTCTGCGACTGATACCAAACCCAACCACACAAGCCCAAAATCACGCATAACCACAACAGCGAGGAATATTTACGGATAAACGGCACGATGTAATTCAAAATGCGGGCCATCATAAAAACGTTCATCTTCACTTTTCCCATTACCGTTCCAATCTCCACCCCAGCGAATGGTGACATTTAATTCTTTGGCCGCTCGAAACATTGCCTTCGCAATTTCCTTAAATTTATCCCGTTCTGACCAAGGGATTTTTCCTTCAACCAGCGGGGCTAAATCCACCGCGTGACCGGTTAAATGACGGCTATTCATTGTTTTAGTTGCCCCTTGCTTAAAGAGTTGGGCTTGGCGTGCTTTTGTTCTTACCCCTTCAATCACCGCAAAATCAACGGTGCTATATTCAAGGGCTTTTCGCACGACCTTAACCAAATCACCGTGAACACCTTGTAAATGCTTTTCACTACGTTGGCTAAATTTAAACATCTTTTTCTACCCGTTTTTTTAACACCAGCATTAAATATTCACGGATTTTCTCCGCACCAATAAACCCAAGCATTCCCCCGATAAAGGTAGCTAGCCCCTCTGAAAAACCTAAATGATTTAACAGCGACATACTTGACAAGGTCAAAGCTCCACAAATTGCCCCATCCAATATCCGTTGGCGAAAACTCGTTTTCTGACGCAAAAAGGCAGCGCGTAGCAAAGACATAAAAAACGCCATCGTGAAACCCACAATGGCGTTGTAATTTTGATGAATATATGCCCCTAAAATAAGCCATATATTCGGATCGTTGTTTGGCATTTTCATCACTCCGCCTCCTTTTTGAGGCAATAAAAAGCCCACCTGTTACAGTGGGCTATAAGTTCTGCTAAGATAAAGTTTCCACACAATAAAATAGCAGAGGTTTAAAATGAAACTCGATAGAACTATACAAAAGGAAATATTATTAAAACTTGCTGAAACATATCATCATCCAAATGGAGAAAACTTAGTTCATTACATTAAAAATAAAAGAGAATATACTGGTTTTAATGAATACCCTTATGATTATATTGTCGCCAACTTATTTTATTTACAAGAACACCAACTTGTTGACGGTTTTTCTATAAAATATGCATTAGGTGGAACATCTATTGAAAATTTTTATCAGATTATGTGCCGTAAAACTCCGTCCTTCAGGGCGGGGAGGATGTCAAAGTGCAAGATTAACAAACAAAGGTGCGGATTTTTTACTTGACGATGGCGGACTTTCTGCAATTCTTGGCACTATTACAATAAAATTCCATGAGGATACAATTAAATCTATTTTATCAACCAAAATAGAATCATCTTCTCTTCCTAAAGAGGAAAAATCATCACTACTCAACATTTTAAAAGGGTTGAGCGGAAAAGCCCTAGAGCGGGTAATAACGAAATTGGTAGATCTTGGATTTGAGAATGCGGTTCAAGCAATCCCTCTGCTGAAAATAGCGTTTGAGTCCTTGCAGAAATCTGTTTCTTAAACACAAGATTTGCTATTAATTCACCTGACTGATTACGAATAGGTAATAAAACCTCTTCTAGTTCCTTTTTCTGGCAAGAGTTAGGAACGGAAAGCATTAATCTATCGTTTTCATCTATCCAAAGCTCTATACCTAAAAAAGTAAAAGGTTGAATAAAACCGCTTTCAGCTTTCATCATTCCTCCAATATTGAGCTTCTAAGTTTCAAATAAAAAGCCCCGACCGTTTCCGATCAGGGCTGTTAAAATTCATTCGTGCGTTTTAAACGTGCAAAACCGCACTATAGATAATATGGTAGTATTTTAATGCGCACTCGTCAAGCATTTTAGTGATAAGAAATAAATAATTCTGAACCACAAGCTTGAGCATATCGCAACAGTGTCATCATTGAAGCTCGGCTCGCATTCTTTTCTAATTTGCTAACTGCTGGTTGAGAAATCCCCATACGCTCAGCAACTTGAGAAACAGTTAAGCCCGCTTTTTGACGTAAAGATTTAAGCAAAAATTGTAATTCTTCAACTTTTCTCTCTTGAACATAAAGTACTTTAGTTTCCTCATCTTGCAGAAGTTTCTCTTTTACTGTTTTATAACTTACTGGCTTAACTTTCATCGGTCATCTCCTCTAATCGCTTAAATGCTAATTCAATTTCACTTACTGGTGTTTTCTGGGACTTTTTCACAAAGGTACGCAAAATATAAATTTTTTGCCCCACAGCAAAGGCAAAGAATGTGCGTGAGATGTCTTTACTCCCTGCTCTTAATTCAAATAAACCATCTCTGATTGGTCTTGTATGAGGAAAGCGAAGCAAATTACCTTGCGATTCCAGTTTATCTAATGCATTTAATACCTTAGCTTTCATTGCGGGCGTTAAATGCTCAATTTCAGATACTGCCTCTGGGTGAAAAAACAATTCGAACATCATTATTTACACATATATTATAAACTATGAGTTATTATACAATACGTTTACACCATAACTCAAGAGTTATATTTAAGCAATAAAAACACACTCATTTTGACTTAACATTAGCATCAGTGATGTTTCTGCTATTTTTAAGCGTTCAAAATAAGTGCGGCGACCAATCCCAAACCTCTCCAAAATCCCAACCCGCACTGGCACACGATTTCGATCATATTCTGTATAAAGCGGCAAACGGTAAGCATAAGTTGCCATAAATAAATCGTAAAGCTCAGGTGTTGCTTTACGCATCACTAGCACGCAACGCTCGATTTCCTCAGCTAACGACTCACTAATGGGATCAACTCGTCTTTTGCTCTCATCAATCGGCGTGGGAATGCTCACCGAAAGGCAAGGATATTCCGTGCCTAATCTAGGCGTTGCCCAGTACCCCCATTGTGTGCAGACTTTTTTAATATCGTTAAAAACTAATTCCATTGCTTCCCTCGCTTTTCTAATAACTTCACTTTCCGCTCAAAAATCCGCTTAATCCGCCTTAAATCCTCATCGCTATAATGTCTTGGGCGTTGATCGCTTTCGATTTCTCGCACCTTTTCGATTCCCAAACGCTCAATCAGCCCTACGCGATATTCGTGGTAATTTCCGCCCAACCATCGATTGCAGCGTTTGCATTGACCAAAAATATTAAGCGTATAAAACCGCAAGTGCGGGGCTGAACCACGGCTACGATAATGCCCCGCATCAAATCCCCCACCTAATTTCTCGCTAATCAACGGCGTACCGCACGAGATACATTCCTTGTTCTCATCTCGCACACGGATATATTTATTCACCGCACTTTGAGCTTCAGCAATGAGCTGATGATGCGTTTTCAACCGCTCTTTTACTGCTCGAATTTTCGCGTTTTCTAACCGCACTTTTTCACGCTCCGCTTTTTCCCGCTGCTTCGCCTGCTTCAGCCTCGCCAACGCCACCCCACATTCAGGGCTACACCACCCTCGAAAACTGTCATAGGTTTCAAAACGTTCACCACAGATTTTGCATTTTCGTTTAAATTTTTTTCGCATTAATAACTAAAAACCTCTTGATTTGTGTGTATATTTGCGTATAGTTGTTCTCGATTAAGACGACAAGGAGGAAGCATGCACTCACGCGACTTAATCAAGGAGCTTAAAAATGCCGGTTGCACGTTTGTTCGGCACGGTAAAGGCGATCACCAGATTTGGCAGTCGCCCATTACAGGAAAAATATTTCCCGTACCACACCCCAAGCAACACGTTCCAATCGGCACATTAAGATCCATTAAAAAATCGGCAGGGCTGTTATAGCTCTGCCGAGCTAATCCATAAGGAGCGACTATGTTATTTACTATCGGCATTGAAACCCCTGATAACGAAAATGAGGCTTACGGCATTGCCGTGCCAGTATTATTTACAGATAAATACGCTTGCATTAGTGCAGCAGATACCCTTGAAGAAATCCCTATTCAAGCTACAGACGCCATTCATTCCATCTTAGAAATGATGTTTGAAGACGGCACAAATATCAGTGAGCTTCAAGATAAAGGCTATAAGCACTACCAAACCTTAGAAGACTTTAACTACTGCGATACTTGGTTACTGCTTGATGTGGATATTTCCGCTTATCAAGGCAAACGCCACCGTATTAATATCAGCTTGCCCGAATATCTCATCAAACGCATTGATAGCCGTGTAGCAAGCAACCCAATTTACAAAGATCGTAGTCATTTTTTAGCCATTGCTTCACAAAAAGAGCTACGAGAATAATCCCCCTACGCTTGACATTCTCCTCGGTCAAGCGTAGGATTTACCACAGGTCTCAAAAGCCTTACAAACAGCGGTAATTCACCCCGTTAGCGTGATTTTTTTGTATCTGGGTTTCTCCTATTTCTCATACCTGATACAAAAACAACAATTTAAATCAATGATCGACAGTGCGAGGAATACAACACCGCAAGGGAATAACTCCGCCAGACTGAACACTGGTTTTGAGCTGTCGATCACCCTAATAAACTAGGGATTTCTCTCAAAAGGAAATGTTCAATGAAAAACTTAACCATTCTTAACACTCAAATCCGCACTTTAGATAATCTCTATTCTCTTAATGATTTGCATCGTGCAAGCGGTAGTTCAGATAAACATCGCCCAACTTTATTTATGAGAAATCAGCAAACTAAAGAACTTATTGCTGAAATAAATTCCCAAAGATCAAATTCGATCTCTGGGCAATTACCTTCCATTCCTGCCAGTAAAATTATCCGTGGCGGTTGTGATACTACCATTCGAGGTTACTGGGTCTGCCAAGAACTCGTTATCGCCTATGCTGCGTGGATCAGTGCCGCTTTTCATCTCAAAGTTATTCGTGCATTTATGGCAATTAACGGTATCAACACACAACCCCAACAAATCGCCTTGCCTGAGCCAGAGCCAATGATTCAAGTGCCAATGACAGAAAAAGAACTCAACCAACTCATCAACGTCTGGTTCTTATTCACTCGCTTTGCCGAAAGCGTGCAACACTTCCTCAATAAAGTGCGTGATTTGCTCAACATCAATCTTTATCAGCACGCTGACAACGATTTACACCGCTGTAACAAAGCCATTCAAGACACCAAACCACTCATTAAACGGCTTATACAGCTTCACCAAAAGCACAAAAACAAATCCACTGCACGCCTGCACTATCACGGCGATTTCTAAAAACTCCCCAAAATCCAACCGCACTTCGGTGCGGTTTTTGTTATACTTATCCACAGGGAGGACAAAATGTTAGATTTATTCAAAAAACCAATTGAAATTGAAACCCTTGATGATTGGGCGAAAATTGCCGCCGACATCACCAAAGTTGCAATTTTAGCGTTTCCTGTTATTCTGTATGGAAATGATCCAATTTATTTAAAAATCATCAACACAGTTTTACTCGTTTTTGCTGTCTATTTTGGGCTTGCAGGCACTCGCCACTTAAGACGGATAAAACTAAGTAAGAAGGAGGAAAAACAATGAACCTAACCTTTGCCCTAGCAGGGTTTGCTCTAATGATGTTTCTGTTCGCGTTCTTCGTACAAAAATACATTAAATAATCCCCTTACCAACCGCTCTTTTGAGCGGTTTTTAATACCCGTAAAACCCTTGCTTGTCGCTAAATCTCACGCCTTGTTCTGCAGCCCACGCCTGAATATATTCAATCAAGCTCGCCAACCGCTTTACGCCCATTTGTGCGGTGCTTTCACGCAAATTTACCACTTCACCCTCAAAGCCAATCGCCATCTCCGCTTGCTCGCCAGTGGCAATTTTATGTCCGCTCACAAAAAGCATTTTCCACGTTTCCAATGTTTGCTTCTTGCCGTTAAAGGTACATTGCTTGGCAATATCCGTTAGCATTGCGTGGAGTTTTGCATTCTGTGCTAACGTACGCGTTAAGGGCTTTATTTCCACCACTACGGGGTTTTTATCATCTAAGGTAAGGGAATGTATTACCCCAATCGCATTCGCCTGTATGCGTGCGTTACGCAAGAAAAAGCGTTGTTTAGTTTCCATACCCACCGCACTTCACAAAATCTAACGTAACCGAACGCTGTACAAAATCCTCCATTGCTGGATCGAACACTACGACCATTTGCCCTTTGGTGTTGCCTTTGATTTCTTCGCCCGTGATAGGGTGAATAAAATTAATGCGACCACCAACAATATCAATCACCTCATTTGCCACATTGTGGATATGGTTTTGATACCATTGCGTTGATTTATCGTTATTGAGTAACATCACCACTAAATGCCCAGCATCTCGCAAGCGTTTAGCTTGTTTGACGAACGGTGTAACGTCTGAGTAAGGTGGATTAACGAAAATAGAACAATGCCCAAAACCTGACTCTAAATCTAACCAGATTTCATCTGTCAAAAATGATTTTGTCCATTCAATATCCTGATCTGGCCCAAGATAATAAGGCAGTTTTGCATTATTTTTCGTAGCACAACCATCTAAATCAAAATTAAATCGCTTATTTAGCCAGTCAAAAACATATTTCGGCGTGCACCAGGTATCACGGTCAAATTGCTGTTCGGTCATCACTTTCTCTCCAATTCATCAAGACTAAAAAAAACCACAAGATTTTGTGCGGTTCACCCACACAAATTCCCCCATACGATCGTGTTTAGCTTCTTTCAGCTTCCCTTCGCAGCGGAATCTATCGTCTGAATATTCACCAATAAAAGCATTCACAGGTTGTCTATCCCATAAATCCGACAGTTCTCCACCGCACTTCGGGCATTTGTATGAGGTCATTTTCTGTAGCTCTCCCAATCAAAATTTATCACTGCACCTTTACCTTCCCGCATTCGATCAATGATTCTCTCACCGACATATCTGCTCAATTCATCTTCCGATAGGTTGCTGATTAAAATTGTTGGTTTCATTTGCTCATAACGCTCATTGATGATTTCAAATAAAATGATCTTTTCCGATTCAGAGCCAAATTGAACGCCTACCTCATCAATGATAAGTAAGTCCTTATCTGTGTAGATCTCCATTACTTCATTCTCGGTTAAAGAGGAATTTTTATCCCAAGTTGATTTTACTTTGCGGATAATTCTTAACGCTGTAGTTATCAGCACTTCGTCTTGATGTTGTTCGATAATGTGATGAGCAATCGCACTAGCAAGATGATTTTTCCCTGTGCCAGGTTTCCCACAAAGAATTAACCCTCCGCCGACTGATTTGCGATCTATCCATTTGGCTGCATAAGCTTCGCAAAAACGTTTAGCTTTACGGTTATATTCGGTTTCGTGATAATTACTAAAACAAGCCTGTTCAAAACGTTTGGCAATGCCAGAAGTCTTTTTTAATACGTTAATGTTATGCTCACGTTCCGTTTGTTCCTGACGCGCTTTCTCAGCCTCAAGTTTAAGAATTTTTTCTTTGAGGCATTGAGGACATTGCGTTTTTGACTCAATCCCCCCCCATAGGAAAGTGTATTTTTCGATAAAATTGGCGATACGATCCGTGCTTTTCACAGTCAGCAATTTGTTCTTTCACTTCGGCATTTTCGACTTCGGCATTTTCGACTTCGGAATTAAACCCCTCTAAAGCATTTTTCAATTCCTTTTGCAGGCCTTCTAGCGTTACTTTAAACATTAACAAAATCCTCCGCCCATTCTGGTGTTTTGGTTTCCCCGTATATTTTTTTTGCAAATCCACTGTGTGCATCTGGCTTGTTATTCAACGAATTTGGCAATGCTTTCACATTTTCAGGTTGTGAATAATCATCTTCCCAACGGCGGTTGTTCAGGTATGTTGTCGGATGTAATTTTTCAAAACCGAACTGCCCAAGTGAAAATCGCCTGCGAATATCCAAAACGAGCATATCGGTAAACTCACGAATGGATTTACCTGATGACTTAAACGCGGTGCCAAAACTTTTTAGTGCTTTTGCACGGTTAACTTTAACCAAGCCTGCCTGCCAGAAATCGGCAAAACACAGCTCAAATTCAGATTGTTCAGCGGAGTTTTTTTTATTTATTTTTTTATTGTTATTTTGAGTAGTGTTTTTATTGTTATTTTGTGTGTGAACTTTTTTCACAGGATCTTGTGAACTTTCTTCACAGGTGAACTTTCTTCACTAGTGAACTTTTTACACAGGTTAGGCGTGAAAACATTCACCCCTCTTGCCCCTTTTTGGCGAGTTAATAACCCGATTTCCGTTAAATGATTGCAGGCATCAATCACAGCTCTGTTGCTCAACCCTGTCACTTCCATTAACTGGCTAATAGAAATCGCATCACAATCTTTGTTCCAGCCTTTTGTTTTACGCACAATCACTAAGTAACATTTAAGTTCTGAACCAGTTAAATCGCAGATTAAGCCATCAACCACTGCATTAGGAAGCTGGAATGAATTTGGGATAAATTGGTTACTCATAGCCCCACCGCCTTATCTTGTGTAAATTCACCGTTCCAATTTGCTTTCATCGGCAAATTGCCTTTCACATACCATTCATAGAGCTTTGCTGCTCCTTTCTTTAACAACACGGGTTTATAAGCGATAAATGGATCTTTACCGTGTTGAGAAATTTCTGTGGTTTCTTCCGTGAGATATTGATCTCGGGCGTAGGACTTAACGCGTTTTGTTCGGTTATCTTGATACAGCCAGTTTTTGCCAATCAAAAACTCACCCACTTTTAACGCATTAACCCCATTCAACCCTTTCACAAATTCAAATGGAGAAATTCCATTGCGGAAATAACTTTCCATCGAAGCGATTTGTTCAGATTTTTGTTGATTTTCCAACAACGCCTGTTGCTCTCGAACCAATGCCCGCTGCTCGCGTTCTTTTGCGTCCGCCCAAGCCCGAGCGGCAGCAACAGGATCGCTAAAGTTAGGCAAAAGTGCGGTGCTTTGTTGTTGATTTTCTAGCTCTTGCCAACGATCAACGATTGCCGCTGTAAATTCTGGAGACAAGCGAGCAACGATAACAAGACTATCTCGCTTGTCTGAAAGATATTCTGTATAAAATTGATTATTTTGATTGTGTTGGTATTGATGGGGTGTCGTATTTTTTAGGACACCCCCTTTAATCAAATCACGAACAAGTTTTAATACATTGTCGTGGCGTTTTTCGCATAGCTCCGCAATCTCACGACTGCTCATTTTTATGCTTGCATTTTGTTCCGAAATTATTGATAATCTGCTCATAGATAATTCCTTTTTAATGAATTACCACCGTTGCTGCGGTGGTTTTTTATTGCTTATGAATAGCAATCGCCACTTCGATCGCTTTTGCCGTGGTCTGTTGTGATTTGTGCAATAACTTATGCAACACATCTTGCTCTTCCTGCGTCAGTACGCCGTCGCTCAAAAACTCGTTGAGCTTGGCAAATAAAATCCCACGCTCTGCCAGTTCTTGCAGTTGTAACTGCGATAGCTCGACTAAGTCAGTTTCGTTTTCGTTCGGTACAGCAAAACTCACCTTGCCTAAACGCCGATTGATTTCATCCGACCAATTACTTACGCCATATTCAAGCTCAATGGCAATCAATTCTTCGCAGGTGAAACGCTGTCCTTTCGTTTGATACAAGCGGTTATTCAATGCCTGCTCTGTCATACCAAGAAAGCCCGCAACGGCTGCTTTTCCGCCTTGGCACTTTTCTATCATTTCAATAATCGTTTTCTTCATTGCCATAAATTCCTTGTGGATTTTGTGGTTTTGTTTTTGGGTGGGGTTGGTAAATTAATCCTGAAATTCTGGGAAAAGCTCTCTTTTAGATAGCCCTGTTACTTCTTTCCACTTATCAGCAGAAATATCTTGCGTAGAGATTCTTCCCCTAGATTTTTTCATTCTATAAATGAATTGAGAATTTTTGCCTAGAGCTTTGGCAAGTTTGGCTTGTGAGCCTACAGCCAAGATTGCTTTTTCTATCGGTGTCATAAATAACCTCAACTATAAATTTAATCATAATCAACAAATGATAAATTAATTGTTTGTCTTTGTAAATATTCAGTTTATTGAAAAACTAAATAATTTATTTAATCTATGCAAAATCAAAACAAGGAGAAGTAAATGGAAAGTTTGGATCATCAAGAAGTAGAATTAAGTCTGAAAGATCAGCTCGTGATTCAGCGTTTAGAGCAAATGGTTAGAGAAATTGGAAGCAAAATCGGATTAGCAAAAATAGCAGATGTATCTCCTCAAGCCGTAAATAACTGGTTTAAGAATGGCAAGGTCAGTGTTGATTCAGCGCTAAAGTTACACAAGCACTTTGGCTATCCTGTTGAGTGGATATTAGGAAAGGATAATAGCGATAATTCAGTTATATCTGGTAATAAATCACTAAATGTCGTTGGTACAACAATGAATGGCGGTTTGGTAAATCAAGTAAATAATGAAGGCTCTTTGTGTGCGGAAGATTTGGTTGAGATCAAAGCTCAATTGGCACGCCTTGAGACTAAATTGGATCTATTGCAGCGTATTGAAACTAAAATTGATGTAATACTAATGCAGAAAGAGAAATGAAAAATATAGCCAAACGAATTAAAGAAATCAGAGAGCAAAAAGGTATATCGAGAGAGGATCTTGCTGACAACCTACATATCCCAGTTGAAGCGCTTATTGGTTACGAAGAAGGCTTAACAAAATTATCTACTGACCTAATCAGTGAGTTTGCTTTTGCTCTTGAGGTGAGTGAGGATTATCTGAGAGTTGGTGACAGCCAAAATAATACTCTAAATAGCATACAAAACTCTGAGCTGGATAACTCAACCATTACAACGACACATTCAACTAATACGACAACAAATAATTATTACGCCGAATCTCCATCTCAAGAAAGAGATGGAGATAATTCCACCTCTAAATTAGAGGCAATCGAAAAAATGCTCTCTACGGATAAAGAGGATAGAAATAGGCTAAGAGCCCAACTAGATAGAGTTGAGCAAAAACTAGATACGGTTATCCAACATTTACTGCGCATAGGCTAGTCTGGAGTGGCGGTTGAGTATCGACAGGTATTGTAACTGTTAACAGGTATTGTAACTGTTATATGGGGCATAAAATGAAAGAACACGATCAATTCCTTGTTGGGCTGTTGAAAGAAGCACTAAGTCGTACAGAACTAACCAGAGCCGAACAAAAGTCTTATTTAGAAAGTTTGCTGCGGGAATTTGAGCCAGCATCTTTACGGAATCTAATCACCTGTATGCTATCCATTGAATTGGAGAATCTACATCAGTTTGCTGATGTGGTAGTAGGTGAAGATAAAGGTGGGGCATAGGCTGGGGTTGTCAATTAAGGAAAGGATAGAAATGAATAAAGTAACCTTCATTCGAGAAAGAATGGAGATGGGAATAACTAGTCCGTTTATTTGCCAGGTTGAAAATGGACAGTGGTTTGTCGTAAAAACAACGGCAATGATGCCAATGGAGCAACTATTAGCAGAAACAATAGGAACCGCATTAGCAATTGAAATAGGCCTGCCTTGCCCTCCATTCTGTTTTGTTGATATACCTAAGCAGGCAAGTGAATACACTTCACCAGAATGGCAACCAATGCTCCCTGCAGGATTGGCTTTTGCTTCCGAACATATTGCCCAAGCAAAAGTGGCCAAAACAGTGCAAGCTAAAAATCCTCGCTATTTCCCCGAAGATTTACAAAAGTTACTTTATATGTTTGACCGCTGGATTCTTAATTCGGATAGAGCCGCTTCAAACATAGGCACTGGAAATATCAATTTACTATTTAATGAATGGCAGCAGAAGATTTTTGTGATCGATCATAACCTTGCATTTGACGAATGTGCGACATTCGATGAACATATTTTTGCACCTGCTAATAGAGACTGGAAATTGGATTGGGTTGATAAACAGCTCTTTACAGATAAAGCCATTGACATTTTGAATAACTTTGATCATATTTACCAAAATATACCTGATAAATGGTTCTTGCTTGATGATGAAAATCAAGAGATAGACGACTGTATCAGCAAAATAAAAACATTATTAAATCGAATTAATGAAGAACATTACTGGGACGACATCGAATGAAACAACCAATACTATATAGCTTTGTAAGGTTTAAGCCTTACTTTGAAACTGGCGAGTTCGTCAATGTTGGATTATTGATGTGCGAGCCTGAAAAACGCCAACTTACTTATCGACTCGTTGCAAAAAATGACAAACGCGTGAATGATTTTTTCTATCGTAGTAAGATATTTGCAAGTGTACGCGATACGATTAACGAAGAATTACACTACATTACAGAACAAGCATTTGATTTTACACCACAAGAAATGGCACGCTTTTTCCATCACTATACTGATGTTAAGGAAGGTATCATTCAATATAGTAATGCTGCAGTAGGTTTAGTTGAAAATCCACAAGATTACTTTAACGATCTCTATACAAGATATATCCATCTGTGTGGCGTAAAATCCGATAACCAAGAAAGTATAATGGTTCAACGCTTTAAAGCACTTTTTAGGGCAGAAAATGATGAAATTCTGCAGAGCTACAAGGAATATACGGTAGCAGGGGAATTAACAAAATTCAAATTGCCCCTTGCATTAAAAAATGAAGGTGAAAAAGAAATCCTAAAAGCGGTTAAACCCTTGGCCTTTGATCAAATTGAAAGTCCAAGTATGATTGAACATTGCGATAATTGGGTATCAAAAATCAATCGCGCAGATGAAGAAGGGTTGTTGAAGAAAGAAAACATTCTTTTTACACTTGATACTGCTGATACGGCAAATAAAATCAATGTCCTGAATGTAATTAAACGTACGTTTGATCGGTTTAACATTCGGCATATTGATTGGAATAATAATAGCGATTTGATTGCCTTTGCTAAAAATGTCTAATAAAAACCGCCCTCTCGGCGGTTTTCTTTTGCCCAAATCTTGCTTATCCCTACTCAAATCGTGCTTAAATCCATAAACTACAATCATTTCAATCTGTTAGATAATCAACCTTTCCTTGCTTAACCATTTTCGTAACGCCACGAAAATGGTATCAAACTACACTAATTTTATTTAATTCACGCCTAGAAAAAGCTGAATTTTCAACTATAACTTATTGAAACCAAAACAAATCACCTAAAACATTATCTTGAATGCAACCATTTTACTAACTGTAATGGCTATCAACCTCTTTTATTTGTTCATTTTTCTATTCAAATTTCAGAAAAAACCTCCTTTATTGAATAAAAAACAAGCAATTAAACAAAATTTATCAATTTATTTTTCTTTAAAAATCAATAGTATATTTATCTTTTTAATAAATTTTACGTTTACTAAATAAATTAAATATTTACAAAGCATTAAATTTTTGATTTAATGAACACATCAAAACAAAACAACGTTTAATGCTCTTTAACAATCAAGATGAAATAAAAAGCCCTGCGGTAACAGGGCTTGGATAATTAAACTTCGCGAACAGGTGTTTGTCGGTTAGTGTCCATAACAAGCCCGATACAATGTAAGCAGTTTTGTTTGATCGTATAACCTTCACTTTGAGCTATAGGTTCGTGATTGGCGGCTTTTAGTCGCCAATACCACTGACCATTAACACCTTTGAAAATTTCAAAATACATAGAGGTAACTCCTTATGCAAAACGAAATGAAACGCTATGCAATTTCTTACTTCTTCAAAGGGAAGAAGTGGTGTTCAGATGTCTACGCCAACTCATTTGAAGAAGCACAAGAAAAAGTCAAAGCAATGTCCCAAGCAACTATTGATGGTGAGCTTTACTGTTCAATATATGTTCCAGTCAAGCCACAATCACGCATTGCAAGGTTGCTTTTAAAGCTACTACATAAATTTAGCTAATTCAATATTTCATCTTGGTGATGATGCTCTTTAACAATTTAGATAAAACACCTTGTCGCCTGATGGTGAGTAGTTAGTCAAAGCGTGGAAGACCCTATAGCACCACCGCTACAACAGCATTATGCCCAATAAGGGAAACAGACATAATCCGACAAGGTGTTTAGGTGAAAGCTGGTCGCACATAATAAGGTGCAAGGGAGTAGCCGAAAAGAACAGTAGGACTTTTTGATTATTTTTGACCGATCCGATGACTCGTAGTGAGGTTGAAAGGAATGTTGAAGCAAGGGCGAGGTAACTACCAAAGCGGAATTAACGAAAAAATAATCTAGCAAACGCGGCTATAAGGGCGTGACAGCTTGGAGAGACGAGACAGCACTCATTCAAAACCGCATTCTTAGTCGCTCGTTTTTAGTCTTTTTTCCTCGTGGCTTTGAGTGTGGTTCTGAATGAGAAAGGAGAAACTCAATGAAAAAATATGAATTAACCGATGAATATATCGAGATCGGACTTACAACTAAAATTAAACTCTATCGCATAAAAGCTTTAGTAGCAATCGCATCAATCGGCGTTAGTGCTGGTGATTTGGGTGGATATGTCGAGAAAGAGTCAAACTTAGATCAGAGTGGTAATGCCTGGGTGTACGGTAATGCCGTGGTATACGGTAATGCCGAGGTGTACGGTAATGCCAAGGTGTACGGTAATGCCAAGGTGTACGGTGATGCCGTGGTGTGTGAAAGATCTGATATTGTCTGGTTTTCAAACGTGGGTACGGAGTACGGTACATTAACCGTATTTAAAACTAAGCAAGGAGTATTGTGGGCTACTAGAGGCTGTTTTAGTGGCTCTGTTGAGGAGTTTTTGAAAAAATCCGCGGAAGTTCACGATGAAAAAACAAAACGAGAATATCAGCTTTTGATTGAAGTCGCTAAATCAAGGTTGAACAACTAATACGCCCACACGGAAGGCGTTAAACCCCGTGCAGACATAAATACTCCTAGGTTGCCCACTGTAACAGGTGGGCTTTTTTATTTGACACCGCCCCGCTCTTATATTAGGATATAACCACTTTCAAACGAAAGTCGGGATCGCAGTCCTGAATATACGAGGTGGTGAGTAATGGCTGCCTAAATGGTGGCTTTTTTTATAGCCGAAAATCAGCAAATCTACCTTTTTCACAAATTTGTGAAAAAGTCGTCAATGGTGAGCTGAATGAGGAGACCGAAAGGTCTGCCGTTTTCTCGTATAGCGGTACTGCGAACCTTGTTCAGTTCACCACCAGTTATTCGCAGTAGCTCGTGGTGAGTTCTAAAAACTTAATACGAGAAACTAAAAATGACAAATTCAAATTTAATTCCAGTCTTCAACGGTTTAATTGCAAATCAACCTGTACAACTCTGTAATGCTCGTGAACTACACGCATTTGTAGAAAGTAAACGACAATATGGCGACTGGATCAAAGATCGCATATCAGACTACGGCTTTGTTCAAAACGAAGACTACATCATCGTCACCGAACGCACCAACGGCAGACCACGCAAGGAATATCACATCACCCTTGATATGGGCAAAGAACTGGCAATGGTCGAACGCAACGAAAAAGGGCGACAAGTTCGCAAATATTTCATCGAGTGCGAACGCAAAGCTTTGCAACAACCGCAACAACTCGCCTTGCCTGAACCCGAAAAGAAATATCCTTTCGAGCATAGCGAAAAAGAGCTACAAAATTTAGCGTGGGATTGGTTCGCCCTTTTCAAATGTGTGGAATTTACCAAAGACATTGTGCCAGCATTAGATGCCATTCAATCCAAATTTGCCCCACAAGCACGGAGTATCGTCTCCGAATATGGCTCTATGCTCCGCCGTCATCAACCACTAATCCAAAAGCTCACCGCCCAATTTGAAATCGAAACTTGGGGCGATGAAAATTGGAATAGAGTACTGCCGACTATTCGGGATAACGAAATTCTTAACCCAAGAAAACGACTCCCACACCGCAATTTCTAAAATTTAACCAAAACCGACCGCACTTTTCACCCGAAAATCGTGTGGCGGTTTCTTGCACCCTAAATTCAGTAATTTGATTAAAAAGGAAACAGAGATGAAACAGCGTGGTTATGAAACATTGGTGGCAGGTTACGTTAAATCAAAATTAGGTGAAAACATCACCACAAGTCAGATTGCAACGCAATATGGCGAGGTTAGCCTTTATCACAACAATAAACTGTATATCGCAGTGTTTGATAATCCAACCACCCTACAGATAGACGACATTAATCGCCAACTCTTCGCAGTACATTTCACGCATGAGCTAATTTATCGAACGGGACGAAAACTACTGACCTTTGAAACCCAACGCTTACTAAAACCAGAAGTAAGTTATTTACTCAGACATCTAAAACAGATGGAGAAGAACAATGCCAATTTATCGCGTACATAGCAGTGCTTACCACGATGGCTCAACTAAAGGATTTCGCCACGACATTAAACATAAACGGCACGACTGTTTTCGTGGTGATGTGAGGATATTTCAAATCATTGATGGATATCCACATCAAATCTCACGGAAGCGGAAACGTTTTACAAATAAAGAAGAGGCTTATCAGTGGGCAAAGCAATTTGCTCAAACCATCACAAAGCAATTAAAAAGGAAACAAAAATGAACATTCAACACGTTAATTTTCACGGTGAAATTCATATTCATCTTCACATTAACCCTCAACAAGAAACGCAATTAAAGCCCGCTTTTATGCCTATGGCGGGCGAAGAATGGGTTAAGCCTGACGATTTTTCTCCTCAATCTCAATCAGATCAGCAATCTTGAATGTTTCCCAAATTAAACGGGAATAAAGTTGCTCAAGGGTAGGTTCTTTATTTGCCCTTTGTAAACGGGACTGCAAGGTGCTGGCAATCTGTTCTTTAGGAAGAATGCTCGCCGCCAACTGCAACCTTTCTGAGTACGTTAAATTTTTCATTATCAATCTCTCCTATATTGGTTGTACGCAAACGCCAATATACCACGTTGGCGAGCGTGGTTAAATAAATCGCCGAAATATAAGGAAGCGAAAAATGAACGATCTTATTAAACATACACTACAAACCCTACTCTTTCTTGTTGCCGTTATCACCGTGCTAAGCCTTGCCGATGCCTACGCACAAACGGCGGAAGATTACTACGCAATGCAAGGTTTCAGCCCTGAACAACTCGCCGAAATGGAACGCCAAGCCAACCTTGAGTGGCAACAAGAACAAGGCGACTTACCGCCCAATTTAACCATTGAGGCTGAAAAATACCTCAAAAATTACACCGCACTTTTGCAACAGGAGATAACCAATGAACGATAGCGAACTTGCCCGAGCGGTGGATACCCAACGCGATCGTCAGTGTGAAGCCCATTACGCTGAAGATGGCTTTGAAGAACGGTTACAAGCAGAAATCCAACGCATTGACGAGCAAATCAGAAAGGGCGATGAAACGCTCTTTGACGATTTCACCCAAACACTGTGCGACAACGATTTATTTTGGCTTGCCGTAGGAAGCGGGGCGGATTACCTCCCCTACCGACAACAAGCCATCGAGAAATTAGCCAAGCAAAAAATCATTCAGAGGATTTAATAATGGAATTCAATTTAATTTTATCCACCGAAAGCAAAGTGCTTTCTACCAACATTTCCACCTTCCAACAACAAGCCGAAAACTATCTTGCCGGGCTTAGCAACAGATTTGAAACGGATGACGACTTCGCCCAAGCAAAGCAAGACATTAAAGATTTAACCGAGCTAGAAAAACGCACTAAAGAAGCCATTGCCAATGCTCAAAATGGCGAAATTAAACAGCTTATTGAACAGGCTCAAGCGATAGCAGAACGTTTCCGCCAAGCTCGTTTAGAGCGTGAAAAGCTGGTGAAAACCAAAGAAGCGGAAATCAAAGCGAGCATTGTTAATGACGCATTTGAACGACTTGCCGCCGTCAAATCAGGCTTTGAAAACGATGTGTGCATTGCACTTGAACAGGTTATCTCAAAAGCCACGATTAAAAAACGCTTAGACGAAGCAACCAAACGCCGTAGCACTCTTGCCACTCTCACGAAAGCTGTAAATGCCGAAGAAACCCTTATCGGGGCAGAAATTGCAACCGAAGCTGCTCGACTTTCTGCGCGTCGTAAGCTAATCCCTATCTCTTATGAGTATCTCTTTAAGGATTGGCTCAATCTGATTACTGGCGATGACGAACTTGAACCACTCATTCAAGCACGAATTGCCGAAGAAGAAAAACGCGAAGCGGAAATAAAAGCCAAAGCGGAACAAGAGGCAAAAGCCCGTGCGGAAGCGAAGTTACAAGAAAACGCCCACAGCCAACAGGAAAACATCAATGAAAATACGGCGAATAGTGGACCGCAAACGCCAAGCCAAGCAACGCCACCAGCGACAACGCAATTTATTCTTAAAATCCCTGCTCAAGAAATCCCATTTACAGGAACGCTTGAACAATTAAGAGAATATTTCGCTCCAGTGAAAGCGTTGGGAATTACTGCAACGATTGTGAAAAAATAAGACGTTACAACCGCCCTACTTCTGATTAAAACAACGGTAAATTAATAATTCCAAATCATCTCTTCAATTAGGGCGGTTTTAGATTTCCCAGTGCGTTCGCTTAATTCTGCTAAGCGTGAAATGGTTTCTTCTTTCAGCTTAAAGCCAGCCAAACGCACACCGCGTTTTTTATCACTTTTAGCTTGCAATTCTCGCAATGTTAACCCTGATTTAGGACGCCCCATAATAAAAACCCCTTGCATTGATGAAATGAATACATTAAGATTTAGGAACTGCCTAGCGATGGTGGCAGCCACCGCTAGGGCTTTTAGAACTCTAATCTAGTAAGCTGGCAGGCTCACTAAGATTAAAATTACTAGGATTAAGACTTTAATCAACATAATCCAGTTCCTTTTTGTTGCCGCTCTCAACAAGGGCGGCTTCTTCATTTCTAGCCCCTTGCTAAAAACAAATGTATTTTAGGTTAAACTAACAAACAAAACAAGTTATTTTTTGGTTTAAGCTAAAATATTTTTTAATTTGACACCGCCCAAACTTCAGCGTAAACTATCCCCACTTTCAAACGAAAGTCGGGATTTGCAGCCCTGAATAAGTACTAGGCGGTTAGAATAGTAGGTCGCCTTATGGTGGCTTTTTTTATAGCCGAAAATCAGAAAATCAAACCTTTTAAAAGGGGTACATCAAATTGATCCCCCCCTTTGAAAGTAGTCAATGATGGACTGATTAAGGGGATCGAAAGATCCACCGTTTACCTAGTACAGCGGCACTGCAAACCTTGATCAGTTCATCACCAGTTATTGCAGGACTAGTGATGAGTTTTTAAAACTTGTACTAGGAGCAGTCAAAATGACTACATTAACTTTTCAAAATAAAAATCTTTCGGTTATCAATCAAAATAATCAACTTTGGATGACGGTTACAGAAATTGGTAACGCATTAGGTTATTCAGATCCATTTAAGTCAGTTAAAAATATCTACGATCGCCACGCTGACGAATTTACCCCAAATATGACCGCACTTATCGAAATGCAAACCAACGGCGGAATGCAAAAAGTGCGAATTTTCAGCTTGCGTGGTGCTCACCTAATCGGAATGCTTTCACATACCAAAGTCGCTAAAGATTTTCGTAAGTGGGTGCTGGATATTCTCGATAAAGAAGTAGAACGACAAAAACCAAAACAACTCGCTTTACCCGAACCCGAGAAAAAATACACCTTTGAATTCACCGAGTACGAGCTTGAACAACTTGCTTGGCTTTGGTTCAGCCACAAAAGAATGAACACCCTACTTGCTGACCTTTACGAACCGCTCAATGCCCTTGGATCAACTTTCAGCGGCAGCGTGTACAGCCACGCCCACGAATATCACCGCCACCACGAGGAAAGCCAAGCCACAATGCAACGCTTGATTGAGCCATTCAAACAATCCACCAAACTCAACTGGCAAAGAGTGATACCCAAAATCACCCCAACAAGAAATTATCTCGATTTCTAAAATTTAACAAAAACCGACCGCACTTCCCCGTGAACCGTGTGGCGGTTTTGCTCAACCTAAATTCAGCCAAAAGGTGAAATTATGTTCAAAATTTTAATGATTATCGGCTTGTTGTGGTGTGCATATGAATTAGATTTAGGCTCAGACTGCGACGGGCATTATTGTGGAATAACAACAGATTTAATAGCAAACAAAGGAAAATAAAATGACAACAGCACTTCAAACTTTAACCCAAAAACTCGCTGAACGCTTTGAAATTGCAGACAGTTCAGGTTTAATACAAACCCTGAAAAACACGGCATTCAAAGGCGATGTAAATGACAGCCAGATGGCCGCACTTTTAATTGTAGCCAATCAATATGGCTTAAATCCTTGGACAAAAGAAATTTATGCCTTCCCTGATAAAGGGGGCGGTATTACACCAATTGTTGGTATTGATGGATGGGCAAGGATTTTAAATGAAAACCCTCAATTTGACGGTATTGAATTCGATTTAGACGAAGAAAAGTGTACTTGTCGTATTTATCGTAAAGATAGATCAAGACCGATTAGCATTACAGAATATATGAGTGAATGCTATCGTGATATACAAGGCCCTTGGAGAACGCACCCTAAAAGGATGTTACGCCACAAGGCAATGATTCAATGTGCAAGGTTAGCTTTTGGCTTTACAGGTATTTACGACCAAGACGAAGCTGAACGCATTGTAGAAAATCAAAAAGAACCGTTAAATGTAACGCTAAAACCGAATGTGATTGAAGGGCAAGCAGTCGAATTAGCCACATCTGAACAAATCGCCACCCTCAATCAGCTTATTCAGCTCACGAACACTGACACTGAAAAAGCCTTTGCCTACTGCAGTGTGCAAAGCATTGAGCAGTTGTCAAAAGCAAAAGCGGAACACTTTATCAAAACGCTTAATGGTCGATTAGATGAATCTGCACAAAATGCCAACAACAAGGCGAGTGAGGAAATTCCACTATGATAGACGGTTTGATCACCCTTGATTGTGAACAAGGCTCGGAAGAATGGCTAGCCGCACGGCTAGGCATTCCTACCGGTACGGGGTTCAAAAATATCGTGCGAATAAGCGGTGATAGATCCGCTACCTATATAAAATACCTTGCCGAGTTGGTCGAAGAAAGCATTTTAGGTTTACCTGACAGCCGTTATAAATCTGATTATATGGAGCGTGGCAACCAGCTTGAACCGCTTGCACGCGGTGCTTATGAGTTCTTGACTGGCAACAAAGTACAGCAAGTCGGCGGCGTGTACCTTGATGAGAAACGAGAAGTAATGGTTAGCCCTGATGGACTCATTCCCGAACTGAAAAAAGGGTTAGAAATTAAATGCCCGAAAATGAGTACACACATTACTTACATTATTGAAGGGGGCATACCGCTTGAATATGTTATCCAAGTGCAAGCGAATCTGTGGGTAACAGGCTATGAAACGTGGGATTTCGTCAGCTACTGCCCCGAATATCAAAAGCAGCCGCTTTATTTATTCACGGTAGAACGAAATCAAGCATTGATGGAAGCGTTTGATTACCATATTCCCGAATTTTTGACCGCACTTAAGGCATTGAAAGCCGAAAATTAATAGTTAGGAGGGCGGTATGAGCCTCTTTTACACATCAGACAAATGGTATTCCTATTTATTACGCGGAGCTTTTAAGAGCAAATCAGGGTTTATTGGCGTAATAAAAACTCAAAATAATGATTTTAAGCCTCACATCTCACTTAATGGTTCTACTGTCTTTTTCCCTTCTTTCAATGACGCTATTTCTGCAGCGTTATTTATTGATGAAAAACGGGTGGAGCTATTAGGCAATGATTGTATTACTAACCAAAGTGCGGGATTAATTTATGGAGATTATACAGTGAAAAATATGAAAAAGGTGATTGATGAATATATTAAGGCAAACAAACTCGGGATTAGATTAGCGAATGTTGCCACAGTATTTCTGGAAGTCCTATGGAGCAATAGAACTCGGCAGGGACGCATTATTGATGCGGAAAAATCATTTAAGAACAGGAAATGTGGTGCTATCCACTTAACTGATGACGAAACAAAGTTAATTCTCAACGATCTGCAAGAATTTGGATTGATTAGAATCACAAGTAACAAATACGGGCCGAAACTTTGGGTCGCAAAACTTGATCTAAAAAAAGAATTACGCCCAACATCCCCAATTACACCAACAACAAAGGAAAAAGATATGCAACAATTAGACAAACTCTCCCCCGAAATGCTGGAAAACTTAGCTAAACAAGCGGCAGAATTAGCAAGAGCGAAAAAACAGGAAGCTGAAGAAAAGCACAATTTAAGAACCCTTCTTGATCCGTTAATCCTTAATGCGGTACAAGCGAAAGGAAAATATGAACGGCTCTTAAATGAACTCCTTGATACCTCAACGGAGCTTGATAATGTGCTGAATGCGTTGAAAGATGCGTTGAAATAATCCTAATTTAACTTGTCTAGCTTAGACAATCCTAGACAATTTTAGACAACCGCCCTCAAATGAGGGCTTTTTTATGAGGCAAAAATGAACACAGACCTACTCAATGAACGAGAAAAAACGCACGGAGACTTTGTCAGCGGTGCGGAAAGCTTTTATCACCTGATGAAACCGATTATTGAAAGCCAGCTTTTTGAACGCAACAAAGTCAAAGCCTACGCAGTCACAATGATTGCCGCCAAACTCACCCGAATTTGTAACGGTGATGAAACCTTCCCCGACCACTGGGCCGACATCATCGGCTACGCTCAATTAGCCACTGGTAAGCAATTTGAGCCAACTGGGACAGTAAGCCTGCCTTTTGCTCAACATATTCATCCAGACTTAGGAGGAGAAAACATATGATTATCGAAATACCAACAACAAAACAAGTTAATATCAAATATATAAAACTAGTAATCCCTGTTAGATATGACGACGAAGATATCCCTTATAATTTTCCGTTGCGCGATGGTGATCAATGGTGCGGAATAATTGATTTAGATACATCTAAAATTGAAAACTGGCCAGAAAACCATCCCGCAAAAATGAATATGAAAATCTGTGATGAGGGAGAATATTATTTACTAGATGAAAATAAAAATGTTATTAGCTCACTGATTAATAATTATATTCCTGATTGTTTACCTAATGATTATGGCGATTATATTGATTTACATATTGATGAAGCGGGTAAGGTTACCAATATGCCTAACAAATTAATATTTGATCAGTTCTTTGGTGGTTGCAGTGAATGATCAATAAAATTTAACCGCTAAATAGCGGTTTTTTATTGGAGAAAAGGAAAGCGTATGAAGATTATAAAACGATTAGCTGAACGAGTGCTTAGAGATGATTTTATTTACCTCGAAAGAAAAGTTGCAGAAAAAGTTAGTGAATTAAGTAAAGAATATCAGAAGATAATTGAAGAGCGAGATAAAACTATTGTTGGCTTGAAAACAGTTATCGAAAATCAAAAAGCAGATATTCTTAAATTAAGAAAACAAGCAGAAAAAAGACCGCACTTTAAACGTAAAAGAAAATAGCAAGGGGAATAAATAATGACAGAAATAGAATATATAAATCCACAAAAAGGGAAATACATTCTTTTAGAATATTCCAAATCCTCTGGCTGGGATATAGTCCGAGAAACAAGATATGGTTTGCCACTTGATGAAATAAAACAAGTACACGCATATCAAATTAAATATCGTGATATTAGCCCTAAAAATTTATTGATTGTGCCAGTGGAGGATTGATTATGGAAATTAAAGAAACCTTACACGTACGAGACTTTATTTATCACGGCTTGCGTTTTGTCTCGGAAGGTTGCCCCCTACTAAAAGAGCCGGGGGATATTAATTACGCACGTTGGGTTATGTTAATGCACGATGTCCCCGCCACCTTAAGTTTTGACATTGAGGAGTATGTTAAACAATTCCCTTTATATTGTATGTATGAAGGGGTTAAGCATAAATTTATTAATGTTTCGAGGTTAGGTAATGTATTTATCACCGATAACCTAAAAAGTACATCTTATAACAAACGTGTGTTAATTACCGATTTATATCAATTTTCAAAGGAAATTTAATAATGAGAAAAATAATTCAAATAAGCAGTAATTCCAATAGCAAGATTATCAACGGTGAAACACTATACGCTTTATGTGATGATGGAAGTATATGGGGGCTTACTGCGGCATTAGATTGTGGTTGGGTACGATTACCCGATATTCCACAAGATGAACCAAAGCAAACAGAACAAAGTAAAGGAGCTTAAAATGAAACCATTTGATTTAAACGCAGCATTAGACGGTAAACCAGTTCAATTGCGAGATGGGCGAAAAGCCTTTGTAAAAGCCGTAATTGAACAACCAAAAGGTCTCAGGCATTATTCGGTTATTGGGTATGCACGCAATGGTATTCATGTAGAATTTCTGCATTGGGGTACTAACGGGGATTGTATTCCAGGCGACATATCAGATGATGACATTGTAGGTATGTGGGAAGAACCTAAACCAAAACGTTTTATTAACGGTATCGAAGTTCCTGAACCAGTAACGTTAAATACTTGGGAAAATGGTAGAAAATACTGGTATGTAAGGTTTACCGCACCTGAATGTGTGCAAGATGACCCATTTTATAAATACAGTAAAAGAGATGAGCGAATGATTTCACAAGGGTTAGTTTTTAAAACTAAGAAAGGTGCTGAAGCAATGATGAAAGCATTGTTAAATTATAACGTAGAGTATAAAAATGATGATAACGCCTATGCTAATAATGGTTGGATTGATATAAATAAACAACTCCCACCACTAGGAACCAAAGTGATTGGTAGATGTGTTATAGATGGTAAAGTGTTAATACTTATTATCGTAAAAAAGCTTGTCGGTAGTGAGTATTGGTTTTCACCCGTTAATATTTACGGTACATTTGATGATAAAGCGGTTGATGTCACGCACTGGCAGCCACTACCAAAACTACCACAAGCCTAACCTAGCAAGTTAGGCTTTTTTATTAGGAAACCCTATGGAAAAACTCACCAAATCCAAAGCGAGGGTAAGAGACTTTGGCGAGGTGTACACACCTCAAAAACTGGTGCAAAAAATGACCGCACTTTTACCCGAAGAGAGCTTTGAGCCTGAAAAGAAAATCCTCGAACCCAGCTGTGGCACGGGGAATTTTTTATATGACATACTCAACCGCAAGCTATGTAAAATCCTCGTAGGTCCAAAGCACCCTTATTACAAAGTGCTGAATATGTATCAAGCACTAGCGAGCGTTTACGGCGTAGATATTCAACTTGATAACGTGATTGAATGCCAATCTCGCCTCAAATCCCTATTTTACGAACGCCTCGCAATGCTCGGTATAAAACCCAACGAAGGACTGGTTGATACTATCCTAGGCAACAATATCAGACGCGGAAATGCGCTTGAAGATACGTTTATGTTTCTCGATCTTGAAGTGTTTTTCAAGGGTAGCCGCACGGATATTGATGTGCCACAAGATAGCTGAGAACATCCACACAAAGTGAGAAATTAGGACTTATGTTGAATTAAACGGAATTAAGTGGGTCAGAAGTCTTATAGAATAAGGGATTGAGCTAAGTCAGTCCCTTTTTTTATGGGTAAAAGTCAGAAAAGCCAAAATGAGAAAAAACTGTAAAAAGCCGTTAAAAAATCCACATAAAGTGAGAAAATTTAACGGCGGTTAAAATCCAGTTTAAATGCCTTTAAATGATGTTTAAATTTATATGGCTAGCCTTTAATCATTTAGCGTTATCTCATCTTGAAAAAGTCTAAAAACCTTTTTATTATCAACTCACTAGGTGCTTAAAAATTCAAAAATAAGCACCTTAGATGGCTTTTTGTCTGAAACCTTAGGCTACGGCACGAACCTCAAGGGCGGCCAGGCTCTCTTTTTGTTCCTTTTCAGTCTGGGCTGCTAATGCTTCGGCTGTTGCCAACAAACCAACTTGTCTATCTTTATTACACCGCCTAAACGCACACACAAGCTGCCATTCGTCATTCGTTAAGCCCTCAGGCGGTTTAGGCTGAACAAAGCCTTGTGCCTTTGTTTCTAGGGCTTGTAGCTTGTTTTCTAGTTGATCTATCCGTTTTTGCAAGTCGTCTTGACTTGGTGTTATGGGATTACCCACTTCTTTTGTTAGAGGTTTTAAAAATCCCAAAGCTCGTTGAACGTTGTCTGGCAGGCTAGAATAATGAAACTCAAAGCCACCGCCTTTTATTCCTTTAGCCTCTCTTTTTATCCAGCCCTCTTGTCTTGCTTTTCTAGTTACATTTGATGGAAATGGAGAAAGCCCACCAATACCAGCCAAATCCTTTGGTAAATACCATTCTTTTTTTGATTTCATAAACCACCTTATCAAATCAAAATTGACTTAATTTGATTTAAAAATAAATATCAATATAAATCAATTAGTTAAATAAAAATAAGGTAAATCATTAAAATTTTTATCAAATCAAATATTGACTTGATAATGAATTGGTAACATAATGCTGACATAGTTAAATGATTTACATTGTTGAAGTAGTTATAAAAACTAATTTTTAAGGATCTCACATAATGAGCAGAAATAAAAGATCTCAAGATATGAGTAACCACGAAATTCGTGGTGAGCTGATGAAAAGAGGCAAATCCTTATCTCGATTAGGAATTGAAAACGGGTTAGCAAAAACGACTGTTCGCAATGCGTTAGATAAACCCTACCCCAAAGGAGAGAAGATTATCGCTGATGCTTTAGGTCTAGAGCCTTGGGATATATGGCCTAGTCGTTACGCCAATCAAAGATAAGGGTTTGGATTATGAAAGAATGGGTTACAGCTAAAGAAATTGCTGGAATTGCTGGCTTATCAACGCACCCAAGTAATGTAAATAGACTGGCAAGAAAAGAGCAATGGAAGTTTAGAAAAGTAAAAGGAGTTCAAGGGGGAGGATACGAATACGCCTTCACCTCTCTCCCCCAAGAAGTCCAAGCGGAGTATTTACTTAAAAACACCACCTTACCAAAACCAAGTGCGGTGGAAAAACAGGCTGAACAGCAAATGACCGAAAGTGCTTGGAACGTTTTTGCCTCCGCAACCACTGAACAAGAACGCCGTGCTGAACGTCGTTTTAATGCGGTGATGAAGCTAAAAGGGTTGCTTGATATGCGTCTTAAATTAATGGACGCCATGGATCGGGTGGTTGAGCATTTTGCGGGGCAAGAAGGTGAAGCGGTGAGCCGTGGAAGTCTGAAGCGTTGGTGGTACAAAGTGAAAAATCACCCGCAAAGTAACTGGTTGCCCTTATTGTTAGACAGGGTTGAGCGTGATACCACAAACCGCTATGCCGAAATTGATGATAAAGCGTGGCAATTCTTTTTAGGGGAATACTGTCGTCAATCGCAACCTAACTTTGCCATTTGTTATGAAGAACTGATGTATGCAGCGGAGGAAAACGGCTGGGCAGTGCCAAGTCTTAACACCTTAAAACGCAAATTTAACCGAGAGCTGACGCCCGCCCAAATTGCCCTGATGCGGGGCGGTGATCACGCCCTGCGTGAGTTGGTTAAACCGCAACGCCGTAGCGTCGCCCACCTTGAAGCTCTTGAGATTATCAATGGCGATGGCTATCAGCATAACGTGTTTGTGGATTGGTATGAAGACGGCTCGCGCCCTATCCGCCCAAAAACCTGGTTTTGGCAAGATGTTCGCACCCGTCGCATTTTGGCGTACTGCGTGGACGACAGCGAAAACGGCGATCAAATCCGTCAAGCCACCCTGCGATTAATCAAACAATATGGCATCCCAAAGAAAATTTTAATGGATAACACCCGAGCCGCCTCCGATTTGCAAACCTCCACCCAAACCAAACGAGGTAAGCGGAATAAAGCCATTGTGGTTGATGGGTTGTTTGAACGCCTTGGTATCCAAGTGATCCGAACCCTTGTATTTAAAGGGCGAGGCAATGGACGAGCCAAGCCGATTGAGCGTGCGTTTAGACGTGATGGATTGCCCGCTTACATTGACCGAAACCGCTTATGTGAAGGCTTTTTTACGGGGGATAGCCCAACGGAAAAACCCGAAAACTACCAATACAAAAAAGGCTTAGATAAAGCGACATTTTTACAAATTGTTGAAGAGGGTGTGCGTAAGTGGAACGCCAAGAAAGGACGCCAAAGTGAGCTAGGGCAAGGCATTTACAGTGCCGATGAGTTATGGGCAAGGGATTATGCCCAAGTTGAAGTGATAAAACCTACCGATGAGCAGTTACGCCAATTAATGATGTTAGGCGAAAGCACCAAAGTGGACAAATACGGCTGTTTTACCCTCAAAGCGGGCTACCGCCTAGACGGCGAGAAAAACACTTACTACGCCGAAGCCCTACAAGGTGGGCAATACCCTTATGTTGTAGTGCGTTTTGACCCCGACGACTTACACGGCACGGTGTATGTATATGACTTAAATGGGGTGTATTTGTGCGATGCCATTTGCGACAAACCACTTGCCTTTGACAGCGTGAAAGGTGCAGCAATGCAACGACGACTTGAGAGCCAAGAAGCGCGACAAACCAAAAAACAACTACAAACCATTGAGAAAATGGATAAACACCAACACGAACAATACCGCAAGCATTTTGACGAAACGCCAGCGGCCGAATTGGTTGAACCGAAGAAAGTCAAAACGCTGGAATTATTTGAAGGTAACCTGCAACGCAAAGTGCAAGACACCGACTGGCTGGCCGATGACAACACAACGACAGAAAGCGGCTTTGCCAAAGGTGTGGCGAAGTTTATTGAACAGAACAATGCCGATTAACCCAACAGGAGTAAACAATGAAACAACGAAATCTACAACGCAAAAAGAGCCTAAAAGTCGCAAACGTACTCAAAGCCCTTGAACGTGAAAATGCGGAGCAACTCAATCAAGCCAAAGAAAACGAGGAAGTTGTCGCTCAACTTGAAAAGCAAGCCTTGAGTAGCGTTGCAAGAAAGTGGGAATTGACTGAACAATTTCTTGCCGATACGACACTTCCCCACTCTTTGCAAGTCGCGTTGAAAGACTATCAAGCCGCGTTAAGTATCGCCATTTCGCAAAAAGTAAAAGTAAATAGACGTCTTTTGGGGGGATTTTGAAATGACGGCTAAACCAGTAAACCAAGTTGACTTGATGTTCTTTACTCTTTGCATAGGTAAATTCTTCAACGTAAGGCAAAAAACGCTGTTCAATCAGCGTGTAACGAGAAAAATCAATTTTATGCAAGATGAAATTTAATCGTTTTTTAAGCGATTTATGAATGCCTTTAAACACGGTTTTTTGATGTTTTTTGGCAAATTTAACAATCACAGGATCCATAAGTTACTCCAGTGGAACAAGAGGACAAAAAAATGACAGAAATTATTGAACAAATCAAGCAAATTATTGAAAGCGGTGAGATTGCTCAAGCGGCACTGGCGAGAGAGGTTGATTTAAGCGGTGGCGCGTTGTCTAGCTTTTTAAATGGCAAGTATAAAGGGGATAACCAGAAAATTCGTCAGGTTTTAGAAAATTGGTTAGAACAACGTGAAATCAAACGCAGCCAATTTATCTCTGCCCCTGATTTTATCGAAACGCCAACCGCGAAGCTGATCCACACCATCATTAGCTATGCGCACGCGTTAGGTTGTATCACCACCGTATTTGGAATGAGTGGCGCAGGCAAAACCGTCGCGGCGCGAGAATACCAAAAACGCCACCGTAATGTATGGCTGGTTACCGCTAGCCCAAGCCGTGCTAGCCTTGCGGAAATGCTCTACGAAATCGCTCTTGCTTTAGGCGTTGGTGAACCGCCGAAGCGAAAAGCCGCCCTTGCACGCTTAATCGAAGCACGAATGAAAGATACTAAAGGCTTGTTGATTATTGACGAAGCGGATCACCTTTCTTACGAAACCTTGGAGGAGCTCCGACTTATTAAGGAAGCCTGCGACATTGGAATGACCTTAATCGGCAACGACAAGGTTTACACCCGTATGCGTGGCGGCATTAACCAAAGCCACGATTTTGCCCGCCTTTGGTCGCGTAGTGCGAAAAACGAAAGCATTCAGCATTGCAAAAAAGAAGACATTGTCGCCATTGCCAATGCGTGGCAACTGGATACCACAGATAAAAAACTGATCAGCTTATTAGCAGAAACCGGCAAGCGAGGTGGTGGCTTACGCATTTTAACCCAAGTGCTACGCCTTGCGTGGTTTAGTGCCAACGGCGACAACAAACGCCTTGATTATGACTACATTTTAGCGGCGAAAAATGAATTGCAAGGGGGAACGGTATGAAACGCACCACATTAACCCACCCAAACCCTGTTTTACGAGGCAATAACGAGATGGTGTTGAACTACCTAAGCCAAGTGCAAAAGTGCATTAGAAAGCTGGAAGAAATGGGCTTGCACGTGATTAATGTGCATTTTGAACATATCAAACCAAAAGTGCGGGTGCAACCCAACCATAACACCAAAGAACTAGAAAAAACCGCTCAAGCGATGCGGTATATCCTCGGCAATGATGGACAACGCTTTGACGAGTGGCAAATGATAGTGGAAGGCATCAAGGTAGTTTGGAGGAGTTATGCCAACTAGAAAGTGCGGCGAACGGGGGAAAGCAAAATGCCATACCGTTTATGCAATCTATAAAGGCGAAATCAATATCGCTGATGGCACAGCCGCAGAGCTAGCAAGACGATTAAACAAAAGCCAAGGTTATATCCGTATGCTAGCCAGTAGCAGAATACATAAGTTAGCAGAACAAAATCCAAACCGCTTAATGGCAATCAAAATCGGTTATACCACCGATGAACTATAAGGAGAAAAAAATGAAAAAACTCACCCTAATTTGCACCGCACTTTTATTGGCAGGGTGTGATGGACAAACCTGTGCCAAGTTTACCGACGTGCGAATTGCGGAAATTTGCAAAGGTGGCGTGGTGTATTTAGTTGTTAATAACGGCGGCATCACCCCAAAAATCAACGGCAATTATGACGTTTATACCTGTAATCAATCAGCTAACCCATAGGAGAAAACAATGAGTAAAACCAGACTAAAAAGCGACACCATCCGCTATCAAACCCGAGAAGAAGTGGAGATTGCGATTAAAGATATTGGCGATTTGCAACGTGAGTTACAACGCCTTGCAACCCACCAAAATGACGAATTGGCGGCGATTACCGAAAAATATGCCCCAAAAATCACCGCTCTTCAGGAGCAAATGAAGCCTTTACAAAAAGCTATCGAAGTGTGGTGTGAAGCCAACCGTGCGGAGCTGACACAAAACGGTAAAACGAAAACGGGCAGCTTTAACACGGGCGAAGTGCAATGGCGACAACGTCCACCGAGTGTATCAATCCGCAAAGCGGACGAAGTGTTGGCAAGATTGCGTGCGTTAGGATTAACTCAGTTTATCCGCACCAAAGAAGAGCCAAACAAAGAAGCCATGCTTGCCGAACCGAATATTGCTTCAACTATCGCGGACATTACGATTAAAACTGCGGTAGAAGATTTTGTGATTAAACCCTTTGAACAGGAGGTGTAAATGGACGATGTGATTGTAATGCTGGGGTATTTTGTCTTAATGGGGTGGCTGATGTGGCTGGTGTTTAAATCAATTTAAAGCCCTTTTCAACGCTCTTTAAACCTGATTTAAGGGGCGTTTATAAAGTGTTTTAAATCAAAAAATAGGAGCTGACAATGAATTATCACGCTGAAATAGACGTTAAATTGACTTTGGGTATTGAAGCTGAAACCAAAGACGATGCGATATGTTATATCGACCAACTACTGGAAGAAATCCATGAAGGATGCGCTATTGGTCTGAAGTATCGAATTAATTTTGTCAATGAGGAAGGCGAAGATGAAGAATAAATACCTTGTCAGAGTTTATGGAATGGTTGAAATCACAGTGGAAGCCGAAAGTATTGAGCAGGCAATGGCACAATGTGATTTGAATACCTTAGATTTAAATAAATTACCACATCAAATCACTGAAATTGACGAGGTTGTGGAGGTTGAAGAGCTATGACAACGCAAAAGCAAAGTGAACTTGCACTCAAGCTGGATATGATGATCGGACAGCTTCAACAGGCGGTTAGAGCGATTAATACGGGTAACTATATTGCGGCGGGGGTGTATATGGAAATGGTGCAAAACCAACTGCCGAAGGTGAGATGGCAGGTAAGGGGGTAAAGATGATTGACGAAAAAGTCCGAATGACAATCGAAATAGAAATGGAACGCCACCAGCTTGAACAGCTAGAAATATCAAGCAAAACGGACGTTTTAGGTGGCAATATTGTGCGACTTGATTGGGAGGGAGGCGTATTTGATGAGGTTGATGCCTATCGTGCTTTATTTGACACAGTAGATCCGAATTTAATGATGATCCTTTTTGATAACCTAGACAATGAGGATTTTGTTAATGAATTACAACTTGCCATTAAACGAGCTATCACGCCAATTATCAAAGATAAACGTAAGGCAATTTTGGAGAGTGAAAAATGAAAGAATATGAATACATACTGCTAGATTGCGATGAATATACAAGCAAAGAAGAAGTGTTAAAAAGCCTTGAGGGGAAAACGTGGATGCGTTTTGAGAGCGATTATAGTTGCCTTGATACTATTGCTGAAGAAATTTTAAAAGAAAATCATTTAGAATGGGGGATTTATGATGAAGAAGCTGATGGTGTCTGTCTTGCTGTAAAAAAAGCCGATAGTGAAGACTTTGAGGTTTATTATGTACAACCTCGGTATTTGTTTACACCAAGGAGCGACCTTATGTTTGATACTGATGATTTTAAGGGCGAAAGTGTTACTTAAAACCCATTTACCGCCCTTTGGCTCAGAGGGCGGAATAATGTGTTTTAAGGGAGGTCTAATGTACACTAAACCCAAATATATTCAGCTTATCCATATCGCCAAGCAAAAGCTCGGTATGGATGATCTTAGCTATCGCGCAATGCTAGAACGGCTCACGGGCAAAAGCTCAACGAAGCAAATGACTATTCCCGAGCTCACAAAAGTATACAACGAGCTAGAGAATAAAGGCTTTAAAAAAACGTCACGTAAAGGGAAATCACCAAGCACTACTCAACTAAAAACTAAAAGCAATATTGCCAAGAAAATCCTTGCACTTTGGATTGATATGGCACGTAAAGGCATTATTCGAGATGGTTCTGAAAAAGCATTAAATGTGTATATTATGAGGATTGTGAATGAAGTAACGCAAAGGCAACGTCCAGATCCCAAAATGCTGTATGTAGGCTTCTTACATACAATAGATAATACAATGGCAACAATTGTTGTCGAGCGACTCAAAAAATGGCAGCAACGGGTGGAGAGAAAAAATGGATAAAGACAAATTAGATGTGTTTGAACGCAAAGCCCCAGAAGTGTTGGCAGATTTAGCAGCTCATGTTGAGCAAGAGTTAATCAATCGTTATGAAATGCTCGGAGAACAAGCCAAACAAGCGGGAGTTGATGTGGCAATGCGGATTTCAAGAGCTTGGGCGGGGGAGATTATTTATATCCCTCGTGCTTTGCTATTAGCATTATCTGAACGTGATTTGAAAATTTGGCGTGAGTTTAATGGCGTTAATCACCGTGAGCTTGCCCGTAAGTATGGCGTATCAATGCAATGGGTATATCAGATAGTTAAACGGATGCAAAAGGAAGAGATCGACCGTCGGCAGTTTGATATGTTTAAGTAAAAAATCTTTAAACCACTTTAAAATAGTTCTTTAAACAAAATCTTTAAACTCCTTTTAAAAGCATTTAGAAGGAGTTTATGTTATATGCCCTTTCCCATTACCAAAATCGTGATCCACTGTTCTGCCACGCAGAACGGTAAATCCTTACGCAATAAAACAAAATCCGCCGCTCAAGTGATTGACAGCTGGCATAAGCAGCGTGGTTTTAAGCGTAACCCTATCAACACCAAACATTTTAACCCGCACTTGCCACATATTGGCTACCACTTTGTTATTGATACCGATGGCACGATTGAAACTGGTCGTCAAGAGGGAGAAAACGGGGCGCATGTCAAAGGGCATAACGCCCACAGCCTAGGGATTTGTCTGGTGGGTGGCATTAGTATCACAGGCAAAAACTACGGACGCTACACCGCCAAACAATGGCACGCATTACACAAGCTATTACAAGAGTTAGAGGCTAAATATCCAGATGCACGAATTTGTGGACATCGCGATTTAAGCCCAGACCTTAATGGCGACGGCACGATTACGCCCAATGAGTGGCTCAAGGATTGTCCGTGCTTTGACGTTTGGAGTTGGCTTGATAGCGAGCAGATTATTAACGTTGAGCATTTATTTAAGGAGTAATGATGAAATACCTATTTAGCACTGCTTGTGTAGGGGCGTCAGCGTATTTGTTAGGGTTAGATAATCCTTGGGGATTGGGCTTTTTAGCTTTGGGTTTAGTTACTGTTTTTATAGCAAGTGTTTGTAACTAGCTAAGGAGTAAATGATGAGTGTATCAATGAAATTTTACTGGGGTAAAAAATTCTCCCGTGGATGGAAAATGAGCAATAACGCCAAGCGCAACAAAGCGATTAATGGCGGACATACTGCAGCACAACAGTTTTATTTGTTATGGGGTTACTAAATGGCACTGAAAGAATTAATTACTAACGATAACGGCAGGCTTAGCACCACCGCCTTTATCCAGTTTTTCGGTGCAATGCTAATGGCAGGCATTTTGGCGTATAGCGTCTATTTAGACCGCTCAAATGTAAGCGAACTGTTCACCACTTTTGCACTATTTTGTGGCGGTGGTGTGGCAACGAAAGGCTTTGCTAATGCCCTTAATCGCCGTAAATCCTCACTGCCACAAGGAGAAGAGCAATGATGTTATCTGCAAGTTTAATTGCCTTCGGCGGTTTTGCCTTATTTGTGGTTTACGCCGTATGGCGATTTAAAAAAGCTGAGCGAAGCCTAGAACAAATGTTTGCCACCGTAGAGCGCCTTGAGCAAGAAAAAGCCGTGGCACAAGCCCAAGTAAAACAGTTTGAAGTGAGAAAAAACAATGAAAAAAAACACCGCACTGCTGATCGCAATGACCTTATTGACCGCTTGCAGCAACAAGGCGATCTCTGTGATTAATCCGAGTTGCTCTGGCTTTGGCTTAATCCAAGCCAGTCGGCAGGATACCACTGAAACCCTGCGCCAAATTGCGGTGCATAACGCCACTTATCGGGCGATTTGCCAAGAGGATAAAAAATGATGATGGAGTTATTAGAGTTTATCCAAAAGCATTGGGGATTGGTCGCAACCGTCATTGGCTCTGTTTGGGCAGGGATGAAACTATCAATGGACAGCAAATACCCCAAACGCAGTGAAATTGACGCTATCCGAAAAAATATTGATGAGGTGGAGCAACGGCTTACAAAGGTGGAGGATACCCTTGAGCATATGCCGACAAAAGAAGATTTATCTGCCTTGAAGATTTTGATGACGGAAATCAAGGGGGAGACGAATACCACCAATGCTCGTTTATCCACCCTAAGTCATCAGGTGGCATTATTAATTGAAGAACGTGTAAAAGGATAACTATGCGAGAGATTTTTATTAAAGACCAACGCCTTGTCATTTTACGCTCTCTTGTAGATGCGGGTTATGACGCCAATGAGTCTATTTTAGATGATTGCCTTGCCCTTTATGGGCATAACATTAGCCGAGATTTAGTGCGTAACCATTTGAATTGGCTGGAAGAACAAGGACTTGTGCAAATTGAGCGACTCAAAAGTGGTTTTATGATTGCAACCATCACCCAGCGAGGGCTTGATGTAGCTAACGGCGAAGCGGTTGTTGATGGCGTGAAAAAACCTGCCCCGAAGTTTTAAACCGTATTTAAAGGAGGTTTAAATGAGCGAAAAACTCAAGCGTGGGCGTGCAAGCAAAGTGGATTTATTGCCACCGAATATCAAAACCCAGCTCGCAATGATGTTGCGCGACAAGCAATATTCCCAAGCGGAAATTTTGGAAGAGATCAATGATTTGATCCGTGATTGTGGATTACCTGAAACAGCCTTGTTAAGCAAAACAGGGCTTAATCGTTATGCCAGCCGAATGGAAAAAATGGGGGCAAAAATCCGTCAATCTCGCGAAATTGCAGAAATTTGGACGAAGCAATTTGGTGAGGCACCACAGTCTGATATTGGCAAAATGTTGATGGAAATTGTGAAAAACATTGCCTTTGAAACCTCGCTTGGAATGAGTGAGGACGGTAGTGCTGATCCGAAGTCTATTGCGCTACTCTCTGCTGCAGTACAACGTTTAGAGCAGGCAGAAAGTCTGAGTTTTAAACGTGAGCAGGCTATCCGTCAAGAAACCATTAAACGTGCGGCGGAAGCGGTAGAAGAAGCCGCGAAAGAAACAGGGGTGAGTATGGACGATGTAACAAAAATGGTGAAAGCAGTCTATGGCATCGAATAACACGGTTCTCTATGGCTATCAGAAAAAATGGTTGAATGATAAAAGCCGTTTTAAGGTAGCGATGTTTGCACGACAAACTGGGAAAACTTTTACTACCACCCTTGAAATTGTGCTGGATTGCTTGGAGGCCGAAGCACGGGGTGAAAAAGTCCGTTGGGTGATTTTAAGCCGTGGGGAACGCCAAGCGAAAGAAGCAATGAACGAAGGCGTGAAAGTTCACTTAAATGCGATGGGCATTGCCTGTGAAATTATGGAAGTGCCGTTCAAAGAAGACACCACGATCAATGCCCTTGAAGTAATTTTTCCCAATGGGTCAAAAATTACCGCGCTCCCAGCCAATCCTGACACCGCTCGGGGCTTTTCGGCTAACGTGTTTTTGGACGAGTTTGCTTTTCACCAAGACAGCCGTGAGATTTGGAAAGCCTTGTTCCCTGTGATTTCGGCAGGCTGGAAATTGCGGGTAGTGAGTACGCCTAATGGCAAGGGCAATAAATTTTATGAGCTGATGACTGATCTTGACAATACTGAATGGTCGCGTCATCAAGTAGATATTTATCAAGCCGTTGCTGATGGTCTTCCACGCAACATTGAACAGCTCCGTAAGGGCTTAAATGATGAAGATGCGTGGGCGCAAGAATTTGAACTTAAGTGGCTTGATGAAGCCAGTAGTTGGCTTTCTTATGACTTAATTGACGGCGTCGAGCATCCGCAAGCAGGAAAACCCGAAAATTACACGGGCAACCCTTGCTTTGTAGGTATGGATATTGCAGTGCGGGGTAACTTAACGGTGATTTGGGTGCTGGAACTGGTGGGCGATGTGTATTGGACGCGCGAAATCATCACCTTAAAACGTACTAAGTTACGCCATCAGTTGGACGAGTTAAACCGTGTGATGCGTCAATATAATGTGGTTGCGTGCAATCTCGACCAAACAGGCATGGGCGAAAAAATGGTGGAAGATGCCCAATATCAACACGGCGAGCAACGGGTGCAAGGTGTGCTGTTTAATGTGGTGACCAAGCTCAATATGGCGACCCTTGGCAAAAATGCCTTTGAAGACAAACAAATTCGTATCCCGCAAGGGGATAGCGATTTGCGTGCCGATTTGCACAAACTCAAAAAAATTACAGGCTCAACGGGACAACCACGCTTTGTGGCAGAAAGTGATAGCGCGGGACACGCCGACCGTACGTGGGCGTGTTTTTTGGCCTTGCTTGCGGCTAAAGATGCCGTATTGCTGCCCGTGAAAGCCCATAGCAGAAGACCCAGAACGAGCCAAAAATTAACACAAGGATATTAACGATGAGATATATTTTTATGACAGCTTGTGCCATTTGTGCTACCTATTTGAAATTTCACAATATTGAAGGTTGGTGGTGGTTTTTAGTTATCGCCGTATTAGCATTTGGAGGATAAACAATGACACCAAAAAAACAAGATTTAGTGCGTGAAATTGCAACCCGTGCCAGTGCTGTGGATTATTGGGCATTTATGCACTATTTGCCAAACCCTGACCCTGTGTTGAAAAAAATGGGTAAGGATATTTCCGCCTATCGTGAAATTTTATCTGATAGCCATGTGGGCGGTTGTGTACGCCGACGTAAAGCTGCAATTAAAGGGTTAGAATGGCGACTTACACCAACAGGTAATAAAAAAGTCGATGAAATTCTGGCCGCACTTTTTGAACGCTTACCTCTCAACCATATCATTAACCAGATTTTAGATGCCACCCTCTTTGGCTATCAAGCTCTTGAGGTGATGTGGGCGGAAGAAAACGGCTTGTTATTACCTGCCGAGATTGTGGGTAAACCGCAAGAATGGTTTGTGTTTAATGAAGAAAATGAATTGCTACTGCGTGATAAAGAGGAGCGCGATGGTAAGCCTCTCCCTGAAATGAAGTTTTTACTTGCCACCCAGCAAGCAGATTATATGAACCCTTATGGCCGTGCCGATTTAGCCATGTGCTTTTGGGCGGCCACCTTTAAAAAAGGCGGGCTAAAATTTTGGCTCGAGTTTGTGGAAAAATACGGCAGCCCTTGGCTGGTGGGTAAACATCCAAGACAAACCCAGCCGCACGAAATTGAAGACTTGCTGGATAGTATGGAAAAAATGCTGGGAACTGCGGTTGCGGCTATCCCAAATGACAGCACCATTGAGCTGTTAGAAAGTGGTAGCAAAGGTGGCTCATCACAGGTGTTTGATGATTTCCTGCGTTATTGTAAATCAGAGATTGCTATTGCCATTCTAGGGCAAAATCAAACCACCGAAGCCGAAGCTAACCGCGCTAGCGCAACGGCGGGGCTTGAAGTAGCCAAAGCCATTCGCGATGAAGACGCGGCGATTGTAGAAAGCTGTTTTAATCAGCTTTTAAGGTGGATTTGCAAACTCAATTTTAATGTGGACACCTTGCCAACCTTTGAACTCTTTGAGCAAGAAAGTATTGATAAATTGCAAGCCGAGCGTGACCAATTGCTGGCGAGTATGGGGGTGCAATTTAGCGAGCAGTATCTCGCTCGCACTTATGGCTTTGAGCAGGGAGATATTACCCTAAAACAACAACCGTTACCGCAGCAAAGTGCGGCGCAAAAATCGGCAGAATTTAATGAGCCAGCTCCCACAATGCCACGCAATATTGCCGATGGCATTGTGGAACAGCTGGAAATTGAAGCAGAAAGCCACGTGGATAATTGGTTGCAAGCGGTACAAGATAAACTAGCATCGGCTGAAAGTCTTGAGGATTTTCGCACGCAATTAGATAGCCTTATCCCAGAATTAGATTTTAGCGAGTACGCCCAAGTCATGGCGTGGGCATCAACCAGTGCGGAGCTGGCGGGGCGTTATAGCGTCAATAAAGAAAGTAAAAAGGAACGCTAAATGGCAATAGAAAACGGTTTCACCTTTAAAGAGCAAGTGCGCTATTTTGAGAAAAAACTCAATTTACCCACTGACAGCTATTTAGATGTGTTAGGCGAAGAACACGACTATTTTTTTATGGTCGCAGGGGCAAATCGCAATGAAATCATCGCACAGTTTCGTCAAGCGGTGGATGATGCCATTGCACGAGGTGAAACCCTAGAAGGCTTTCGCAAGCGCTTTGATGAGATTGTGGCAAAAACAGGTTGGCAGTATAAAGGTGGGCGCAACTGGCGTACACGGATCATTTATGACACCAATGTGTATGGCGCTTATAACCGTGGGCGGTTAAAGCAGCATTTGGATTTAGCCGATGTGATGCCTTATTGGGAATATCATCACCACGACAACGCCCACCCACGTCAGGCGCATATTGATTTAGATGGCACCATTCGCCCAGCCAATGATCCGTTTTGGCGTTATTACTACCCTGTTAAAGCCTACGGTTGTCATTGTACCGTCGAAGCACACGATGAAGATGATTTAAGGGAAATGGGCAAGCAGGTATCACCTCCCGTGGAAATTGAATTTGAAGAGAAATTGGTTGGCGTGCGAAGTGGTAACCCAAGAACCATCAATCTGCCCAAAGGCTATGATGCAGGTTTTGCTCCGCATAATTTTGACAATCTCACCGCAAGCCGAAATCAATCGGTGGATGCGGTCTTAATGCAAAAATTAAGCCAGTCTGAGCCACGCCTTGCGAGCCGTTTGATTAATGATGTGATCGGTCAACGCCCGCAAGCGGTTGCAATGTTAAACACCGCAATGGCAGAGATGGTCGAAACTGTAGCCAAAGAGAAAATGGCGCGCGGTCAAATGAAATATGTGGGCGTGCTGTCTGATGATGTTTTGACTAAGTTAGAGGTGCTAGACAAAGCTCCACAAAGTGCGGTGATTGCGGTGCGTGATCAAGATGTGTTACACGCTTTGCGAGATAACAAACAAGCAAAAGGTATTAACTTACCTGTTGAGTTTTGGAAACGGCTGCCTGAAAAGCTACGCCATCCCAAAGCGATTTTGCTCGAAAGCCAGCAGAAGCAACCGACCTTAGTGTTTGTGTATGATACCGAGCAAGGCAAGGTGGCGGTCAAAATGGATTATGACATTCAACATCGCGATCAACTCACACAGAAAAAACAGCGGGTAAAAGTGAATATGGTGAGAACGGCAAGCACGATAAAAAGCGATGTCGAATGGAATGATTTTAAGAAAAGCTATGACTTACTGTGGGGAAATTTAGATTAATGCGGTGGTTTGCCTGATTCGAACAGGATAATGACGGATGAAACATTGCCGCCAACCTTTCCAGTAGGAAACCCCCACCGCTATGAACACTATACCTCTAACTTATTTTTTAATCAATAGGAGAGACAAAATGAAATTCTGGGAAAATCCTAAATATCGGGAAAGTTATCCTGAATATCTTACAAAACAAGAAAAAGCCGACATTAAATCGGCTTTGCTACAACGGCTTACCAATGGCAAGACAAGTTTTGATCAATTCTTAATAGATATTAAGAATCTAGCTGATTACCCTGAAAAAGAGGTAAATTGATTTCATCATAATTGGTTTGTAATTCTGAAGAAAGTGCTTTGGCAAAATCAACAAACTCAATCGCGAGTTTCTGATGTGCACCTGCTGACGGGAAAGCCTCCAACTTACTCATAAGCAATTCTTTTAAAATCATTAAACCAATAGTATCAGCAATTTCTTTTTGCATAATCATTCCTTAAATTAAAGCGTGGCAACATTACCACGCTTTCTTTTTAATCCAATTTGTGAGGTAACACAATGATTAAAATTACCCTTGATGATACGCTGCCAAAACAGCAGTTAGAGCGTATCGCACGCACCTTAAAAAACCCACGTAAGCTCTATGGCGTGTTGGGTGAAACCTTGAAAAAAATTCACGCGGAACGCTTTAAAAAAGAAGTCGCCCCTGATGGCAAAAAGTGGCAAGCCCTTTCGCCGATTACCCGTCAAATTAAAGGCAATAATAAAATCTTAAAGCAAGATGGTTACCTGTCGCAGAAGACAGCTTACAATTATGATGATCATCATGTGGAATTTGGTAGCGATGCCAAATATGCCCGCCTACACCAATTTGGAGGCAAGATTGTGCCAAAAAAAGCAAAACGGCTACGCTTTGGCAAAAGCAAGATTTTTGCCAAAAAAGCGGATATTCCTGCCCGCCCTTGGTTAGGGATAAACAAACAAGATGAGCAAAGATTGCTAAAAAAAGCCACCGCACTTTTACAGCGACAAATTGAGCAAGGGTTATAGTATTTAAAATCGTGGTTTAAAACGTCCATAGCGAAGTTTTCTTTTTAAGTGGTATATTGCCTTACGTTAAATTTTTTGAACGCACTGTGAAAGTTTTGAACGGGGTTTGAACGACGTATAAAATACCATTTAGCCATTATTTCAAAATAACGCCATAATCGCGTGTTATGGCGTTTTTTATTTTTACCCTTATGCTGGGTCATCTTGTAAATTATCTCTTCTCTTTAAGCGGTCTTTAATGCCTCTTTAATCGCCTTTTGATTTAAGTGGAGTATTTTTTGGAATACCGCTGGGAAAATCACGCAAAAAAATCTTTAAAGGACTTTAAAATCTTTTTCGTCTCTCTTTCGTTACTCTATCGGTGTTTCAGCAAACAAGGACACCGATATGACCCTTATTGATATTTTTCGAGCAGGCTCTCGCCCTGACGCCAATGGCAATGTGGTGAACATTACCACGGAGTCGTTGCAACAGGCGATTGATGCCTATAACCCGCAATTCCACGAGTCCCCCGTGGTGATCGGACACCCTAAAGACAATCACCCTGCTTATGCGTGGGTGAAAGGCTTACAGCTCAACGGGGATACATTGCAAGCAGAACTGACCCAGATTGATCCTGATTTTGCCGAAATGGTACAGAATGGACGATTTAAAAAGGTGTCGGCATCTTTTTACTTACCTGATAGCCCGAACAACCCTGTTGCTGGCAAGTTGTATTTACGCCACGTGGGCTTTTTAGGTGCTGTACCACCTGCGGTAAAAGGCTTGCGTAATCCTGAATTTAATGAGGAAGAACAAGGCATCGTTGAGTTTAGCGATTGGGCGCAATCAAGCCTTTGGCGGCGACTACGGGATTGGGTGATTGGTAAGTATGGACAGGAGGAAGCAGATAAAGCCCTGCCTGATTATTTGGTGAGTTCGGTGCAAGAGGAAAGTATCCGTGAGGAGTATCGCCATACTGACGTCCTTGTTCCAGACTTTAATGAAAATAATGTGCAACCAGAAGGAGAACCCGCAATGAGTGCAGAAGAAAAAGCCGAGCTTGACCGCTTGCGTCAAGAAAATGAGCAGCTAAAAGCGACAAAAGCCAAAGCCGAAGCTGAAAAAGCCGAAGCAGAACTTAACTCAGCCAAAGCCGAGAATGCCAGTTTTGCCGAAGCCTTAATTTCGGAAGGCAAACTTGCCCCGAAAAATAAAGACAAGGTGGTGTCAATGCTCAATGCCATGACGGTGCAAGCCCAAGGTGGTGTCGTGGAATTTGAAGAGGGTGAAAGCCTTGTTCAGCAGTTTAAAGCCTATCTTAAAGACCAGCCTAAAGTGGTTGAGTTTTCAGAGGTAGCGACCAAAGACAAGGCCGCACAGCCTGCTGACGAGACGGTGGACTATGCCGAAGGCACAAGCCCAGCCAGCATTGATGCGGATAAACGCATTCGTGCTTATATGGGCGAGCACAATGTGGATTACACCACCGCATTTAATGCGTTATTTAACTAATTAACCAACAAGGAGCAATTTTTATGGCACTGGATTTATCAAAATTACGCGTACAAGACCCTGTACTCACCAATTTGGCTTATGGCTATCACAACAATGAACTGATTGGCGATAGCCTTATGCCTATCGTTGAAATCGACAAAGAAGCGGCAAAAATCCCGACATTTGGGCGTTTAGCCTTCCGTATTCCGACGACCACGCGAAGCCTACGCGGGGCATCTAACCGCTTAGAGCCTGAAGATTTGGGCGCGATTGATGTGGCACTGGAAGAACACGACGCAGAATATGCCATTGATTACCGCGAAAGCAATGAAGCCAGTTTTCCATTGCGTCAATACGCCCTAGGCGTTATCCAAGATGTGATTGCGTTAGACCGCGAAAAACAAATCGCCACCCTTGCGCAAAATGAGGCGAGCTATGACAGCACCAATAAAGTGGCATTATCTGGCACAAGTCAATTTAGTCACAAAGACTCCGACCCATTTGCCGTCTTTGACGCAGCAAAACGTGCGATTAAACGCACCATTGGGCATAAAGCCAATGTGTGCGTGATTGCAGGCGATGTGTGGGAGGTGCTGAAATCCCACCCGAAAGTGATTGAAAAAATTAAGTATGTGCAAAAAGGCGTGATTACGCCAGAAATTTTTGCGGGCTTAATTGATATTGACACCGTCAAAATTGGCGAGGCAGTTTATGAAGAAAGCGGTCAGTTAAAAGATATTTGGACTAAAACCGTGGTGTTGGCTTATGTGCCGAAAACCGCCGATAAGAAAGGCACGGTGTATCAGCCAAGTTTTGGCTATACCGTTCGCCGTCGTAAAGGATTATTTGTGGATACCTACCAAGAAAGCGGTGGCAAGTTAGAAGTGGTGCGTTGTACCGATATTTATAAACCGCATTTGGTGGGCAAGCCTGCGGGTTATTTAGTGAAAGACTGTATCGCGTAACCCCTTTAAACCGCATTTAAACGTCCTTTAAGTGCGGTTGAAAAATCCTAAATTTTGGAGAATGCAATGAACGAAAAATTACTTTACGCCGTGATTGGCGCAGTGGCTGTTTTGCATAACGGTAAACGTTATGAAGTGGGCGAAACCCTTGAACTCACGCAAGAAGAAGCACAAAACATCGCCTTGTATGTGGAACTTACCGAAAGCGGCAAAGTCAAGCTCGCCCAACAGCAACGCAATGCTGAGGAAGCACAACGTAAAGCTGAAGAAGCCAAAAACAACAAAGAAGCGACCACTAATACGGCGAATGCCAACACGGAAAATCAGGCATAAGGCGGCACAATGTACATTAATGCAGAGGATTTAAACGAGCTATTAAGTGAACGTGCCTTAATGGATCTTTCGAATGACAACAGCCGTGCCACAAGCATTAACTTTGCGGTGTTAGATAAGGCGTGTTTGTATGCCACGGAGATTGTCGATGGGTATTTGCGTTCGCGTTATGTTCTGCCGCTGCATCAAGTGCCAACCCTTGTGCGTAATCTCTGTTTGCAACTGGCACGCTATTGGCTGTATTCACGCCGTCCTGATGGCAAAGGTTTTCCTGACCAAGTCAAAGACAGTTATGCCCAAGCGCTGAAAGATTTGGAGCGTATCCAATCAGGCAAATTGCATTTAGGGCTGACCGAGCTTGTCGATACGATGGACGACAATGTGCCTGCTGTACCGCGTTTTGTGGCACGAGCACCTGAAAAAGTGGATTTATCGGGGTATTAAAATGTCTGCCACCTTGCCGATTTTAACGAGCGTCCAAGAACGCTTACTTGAGCGAATAGATCGCTTTAGCATTGAGCTTTTCCCCGATGATTTGGCGAATTACTACGTTAAAGACGAATACGGGGTCATCTTAGTGCAATACGCAGGCTCGAAGTTTGAAACCCAAGGTAGCACCGACCTTGTACATCAACGCCGTGATGTGCATCTTGCTTTAACCATTATTGCCCGTAGTCAGCACGATGATAGCGGGGCATTAGAGGTGCTGGATAAGGTTCGCTTGGCGATTGTGGGCTTTCGCCCCACTAATTGCGAACCTTGTGTATTAATTAGCGAAGAGTTCGCGGGTGAAGACGAAGGGCTTTGGCAATATCAACTGATTGTGCAAACCAGCACGTGGCAGGTGGAACAACGCGACCTGCAAAATTCACACAAATTTACCACCGCACTTTTACGCCGTGCGGATCAACATTAAGGAGAAAAATATGGCTTTTCACCACGGAACTGAAACCAAACGTGAAACAGGCGGATCTGTTCCCGTTCAAACCGTTGATGGGGCGATTATTGGCATTGTCGGCACAGCCCCAATGGGAGCGGTAAACCAGCTTACGCTGTGCCAAACGAAGAAAGATTTTGCCCAATTTGGCACGCTTACAGGTAAAGGCTTCACCCTCCCTGATGCCTTTGAGATTTTAAGCCGTTATGCCAGTGGGCAGGTTTATGTGGTCAATGTGTTAGACCCCACTCGTCATAAAACCCAAGTCAATGATGAGGTATTAACCCAAGACCCAAACACCTTAATTGCCGTAACGGAAAAAGCGGCATTGCTCACCTTAACGGTGAAAGCAAACAATGTGGCTCTCACTGAGGGGACAGACTACACGGTCAATATGCAAACAGGGGAAATCTGCTTTAAAGCCAGCAAAACCAGCCTCACTGTGACCTATACCTATGCTGACCCAAGTAAGGTTACGGAAGAAGATATTAAAGGCGGCGTGGAAAGTAGTACGGGGCAACGCAAAGGCTTTGAGTTATTGCGTGATGGCTTTAATAAATTTGGGGCAGATGCCAAGGTGTTGATTTGCCCTGAGTTTGATAAAACGGCGACTTGTGCTGCCGCCCTTCAAGTGCTGGCGGAGCAACTAAAAGCGGTTGCCTATGTGCAATTGCCAAAAGGAACAACCCTTTCTAAAGCCATTGAAGCACGAGGTCCACTGGGTAACCTTAATGCCAAAGCCAGCTCAGAACGAGTACGCCATTTTTACCCTTATGTCACAGGAATGAGTGGTGGGCTTGAAAGTCTTGCCACGCACGCGGCGGGGCTGCGAATGAAAACCGATGTGGAACAGGGTTATTGGTTTAGTACCTCTAACCGCGAACTGTTGGGCGTGATTGGTATGGAAGTGCCATTAACGGCGCGTATTGATGACTTACAAAGTGAAACCAATCGCTTAAATGCCGTGGGGATTACCACGATTTTTAATAGCTTTGGCACAGGGTTTAGATTATGGGGCAACCGCTCAAGCTGTTTCCCAACGGTTACCCATATCATCAACTTTGAGACCGCCTTGCGTACAGGGGATTTAATTGATGAAAGCATTCGCCGTGCCGAGTTGCAATATATCGACCGTCCGATTGATGATGCGTTAATTGACAGCCTATTGGAAACCATTCGCACCTACTTAGGAACGCAAAAAAGCCTCGTAGGTTTTGAAGTGGGGCTCGATTACGACTACGACTTGGCAGATGCTTTTAGTCAAGGGCAGATCCCCTTGACCTATGATTACACACCAAAACTGCCAGCTGAACGCATTAGCAATCGCTCAGTGATGACGCGTAAATATTTGGTGAATTTGGTTGGTCAAAAATAATTAAGGAGCAAGAATGAGTACAGCAATTAATCAAATCGTCAATGCCAATGTGTATTTCAACGGTAACTCTTTGCTAGGTAAAGCCAAAGAAATTAAGGTTGCCGATATTGAGTTTGAACAAATTGAGCATAAAGGGCTTGGTTTAGTGGCAACCATTAAACTGCCAGCGGGTTTAAATGCCCTAGAGGGTGAAATAACTTGGGATAGTTTCTACCCTGAAGTTCGTGTACAAAATACTAACCCATTTAAACACCAGCAATTAATGATCCGCTCTAATTTGCAAGTATTTAACGCAATGGGCTTGGCAGAAGAAGCCCCATTAGTTACGGTAATGAATGTGCAGTTTAGTAAAACCGCAGGCGGAAGTTTTAAACCTAAAGAGGCGGTTGAGCTGCAAGATAGTTTCCAAATCTACAGCATTAAGCAGACCTTAGAGGGGAAAGAATTGCTCTACGTGGATACCTTTGCCAACATCTACCGTGTAAACGGACAAGATGTGTTGCAAAAATACCGCACGAACATCGGGCAATAAAAAGTCTTTAAACCACTTTAAAATCAATTTAAAGGCGATTTAAGTAAACTCCTTGGCGAAGTTAAACAAAACCAACCAAGGAGTTTTTTTATGTCTAAACAAACTGAACAACCAAGTAACCGTATCAAATTATCTCGCCCAATTACATTAGGCTCAGGAGATCTTTTAGAAGAGGTAACCGTACGCCGTGTTACAGCAGGTGATCATCGTAAAGCAGCTGCACGCTGTAAAAATGATCCTGTTGCTACGGAATATGCTGTGATGGCAATGGTAAGTGGTTTACAGCAAGAAGATTTTGATGCGTTAGATTGGGAGGACGTGCAACTTATTCGTGGCTTTCTGTTCGATTCAGCAAGTTGATATTGATGAACTTTATACACTCTATGCGGATTTAGCGTGGTGGTATGGCTGGACGCAATCTGATATTGATGCCCTCACAATGGAGGAGCTTGATTGCTGGCTTACACAGGCTAATAGACAAGTAAAAGCGGGCTATATGCGAGTATAGCCCCAGTTAATGAAAAAGCCAATAAGTAGGGCTGGGATAGGCATTATTACTGCGACAGCGACTGAGTAAAGTAATGCGATAAACACCCAAAAGAAGAGGTAGAAAATCGCAATAAAACCGATTTCAGCAAATCCAGTGGCCGCTGCAAATTGTGTAGCAGGGAAAATATCTATCGCAGCCCAAACCCCAGCCACAATAAATGAGCAAACCATAATAGCTTTGGCAATGGTCAATGTTCTCTCTGAATATATCTCTTGCTTCATGCTCCCTCCTAGTCTTATTAGCTAACTTTACCGTGAGAAAGAAAAAATGGCAACAAATGAATTAATGATCGGCTTAGTGATTGGCGCAACGCTTAAAGGTGTGGGTGCCGCATTTACCACAGTCACTAAGCTATCCTCTCGCCTATCTAGCCAAATTGAAAAGGCTACAGCACAGCAAGACCGTTTCGGGCGTGAATTACAACGAATGAACTATCCTGCCAAAAACCTTGATGCGATAGCAAAGCGCTATAAGCAGTTAGATAGTGCGATTAGCCGAGCTGAAAAAAGTCAGCAACGCCTCAATGGTGCAATGGCACTTTCTGAACGATGGGGTAACGCTAAAAAACGTATGCAAGGTCAATTAATGGAGACCGCTGCTCACGGCTATGCGGTAGGTCGCCCATTAATGACATCAATTCGGACTTATATGGATCAGGAGGATGCCGCTAATGACCTAAAAATTACGATGATGAAAGCTGATGGTTCGTTCGGGAAATTTAAAGAAATCGGCAAAATTGCCGATGATTTAGGACGTGATTTACCTGGCACAAAAAAAGATTTTTATAACCTTGCTCGCGCCTTAAAAATGCAAGGGGTAAGCGATGACATCCTTATCGGTGGAGGATTGCAAACAGCGGCAAAACTCAATGTACTTTTAGGTATGGATCAATTTGAGGGAGGCGAGTTTCTTGCAAAACTGATGGAGGGACACGGGCTTTCCGATGCGGAATTGAAATCCTCCGCGGATAACCTACAGCGTGCAATGTTTGCTGGTGGTATGAACAAAGAGCAAATGTATGGGGCTATGACTTACTATGCGGCTAATGTGCGCTCTATGAAACTCACTGGGGAAGAAAATGCCAAGAAAATTTTTGCTATCCAAGGATTGGCGGCGCAACAATGGTTAGAAGGCACCTCTTTTGGTACAAACTTTTCCACGATGCTTGACCGCATGAATAAAGGCCCGAAGATGATCGCTGAAGCCAAAAAAGGCATGAAAGCCGAAGCACGCGATATTTTGGAAAGCTCAGGCGTTGAATTTAATTTCTGGGACAAAAAGGGCAATTTTAAAGGTATTGATGGCATGATGAGCGAGCTAGAAAAGCTCGACATTATTCGACAGAAGTATGGTGATGAAGGTGCGGGTCTTGTAGCCGATGCGCTCTTTGGCACTGAAGGGAAACGTGTGGCCCTATTACTTGCACAAAAAGGTAAGCAGGGACTGGAAGAGTTTTTGCAGAAAATGCGCGAACAAGCCAGCCTTGAGGAACGTATCGCCCAAAAAACACGCACCCTAAGCGCAGCGATGGAAGCCCTAGGTGGCGTATGGGAAAGTGCGGTAGGAACAATAGGCTCGGCGTTTGCAGATGACTTAAAAGAGATAGCCAAAGCAGGCCAGCATTTTATTGAAGATACATTAACACCGTGGATTAGCGAAAATAAAGGGCTAATTAGAACTTTCGTGGGTTTTGTCGGTGGACTATTAGCGATGAAACTTAGCTTTCTAGGCGTGGGTTATGGGCTCAATTTGCTTTTTAGTCCTTTTGTAAGGCTTTATGTTGGTGCAACAAAGTTAAATGGTGCATTTAATGCGATACGTTTAGCGCGTCTAACAGGGGATTTCTCTAAACTAAGCCTGAAATTGCGTCTTTTAAATCGAGCGTTTAGTTTCGTCAGCGGAGGAAGTTGGCGACTGGCTAAAGGGTTATCTGGTGGCATATTCGGGGCGACAAAACGCGTCGCGTCAGCGTTTATCTCTGCGAATAAGTGGGGATTTAAACTTGGTATGACGTTAGCAGGTAAGCTATTTGGTGGCTTACAACTTGTGGGTAAAGGCATTTTATTTATTGGTCGTGCCTTAGGTCTAAATCCTATTGGTATAGCCGTTATGGCTATCGCAGGTGCGGCGTTCTTAATTTATCAATATTGGGAGCCGATTAAAACATTCTTTTCAGATATGTGGGAAAACGTGAAAGGCTTCTTTAATTCAGGGATTGGGAATATCACCGCAACTATCCTTGATTGGTCGCCAATCGGATTATTTTATAAAGCCTTTGCAGCGGTATTGAGCTGGTTTGGTGTAGAGTTGCCAAGTAGCTTCAGTGAGTTTGGTAAGGGTATGATCAATAAACTTGGCGAGGGGATTGGCAAAGCCTTTGAGGGGGTGAAAAGCTTTATTAATGGCACCGTCAACTGGATTAAAGGCAAGCTTGGTTTCGCCACTGAAGCTGAACAAACTATTGCAACCAAGCAAGCCAATATTGCTCAATCTGCCATAGGCACAGGCGAAATGGCAACGCGTGGCACGCAACTTGCCCTTGAAAATGCAAAAAAACGAGGTTTTTCTACGGGTGGTTACACAGGCGATGGTGGCAAACACGAAGTGGCTGGCGTGGTGCATAAAGGCGAATATGTCCTGAATAAAGAAATCACCTCGCGTCTTGGCGTGGCTAATATCCAACGTTTAGCCAATATTGCAATGGTTGCTGGGCAATCTGCCTTTGCGGCAGTAAGCCCCTTAGAGCCTGTGATGACGGAGGTAAAACAGCCTAAAAGTACTATTGCAGCAAACACCGTAACAAGCGGACAAAAAGAGGCAAAAAAACAACCGCACTTAACGCCAAAAACAAAAACAGGTGTGAAGAAAAAATCACATCAAGCAGGCGTACAGCAAGCCCTATCGCAACGTGCAAAAGAAAAAGCTGAGCCAATGCAACATAAATCACCTATTGTGGTGCATTTTAGCCCTGTGATCAATGTTAATGGTAACCAAGAGAAAACGGATATTTTGGCGGATATTACCCAAGCCATGCAACGTGGTAACCGTGAGCTTGAGCACGTTGTTGAACGTATTTTTGACCAGATAATTGACCAGCGTGGGCGTAGAGCTTATTAGGAGGAAAGATGTATTGTTTACTTGGTGACATTGTTTTTGAACCTATTGATTTAACAGAATTTTCCGAAACTCAGCAAGCCAGTTTTGCTGAACATGCTGTAATGCGTGGTAAACCCAGACTACAAGCCACAGGTGATGGACTAACTACATTACAGTTTGCAGCAAGATTACACCACCAACTCGGTAACGTGGAAAGTCGCTGGCGTGCGTTAAGTGCAGCAAAATCTACACAAAAACCATTGGCTTTAGTATGGGGGCGTAATGGGCTTAAAGGTAATTATGTGATCACTAATCTAAGCTCAACTACGCTCTTTACTGATGATAAAGGTAATGTGTTGTGCCGAGAGATTAACGTTAGTCTTACCGAATATATAGGTAAATTAGAGGCGACATTACAAGGAGCAGCATTACAGTTAGGTAATAATCGCATTTTAGGCTCAATTTTGCCTAAAAATCTTACGAATGCACTAAGTGAAATAAAAAGTCTAGTCAATAAAGGGGTACAGCTTTATCAAGCAGGTAAGCGTGCTGTTGATGATGTGAAAAATATCGTGGCGGTGATGCGGCAGTTAAAAACAGATCCTCTATCAGCTCTCAATCACTTACCTCAAGCCTTATCTGGTCTAGATCAATCTTTAGGGGCATTTAGTGATCTTGTTGGTATGCGTTCAGTTTTGGATAGTGTGTCACCTTATTTGAATGCTGTAGGAGAATTTGTGCAGTCAGGGCAAGCTATTTACGATACGCTATCATTTGCTAAAACGAGCTTTGAACAATTGGATATCGCTGATTGGGATAAAGGATTTGCGATTGCTGATAATGCTTTAAATGAAGTGATTGAACATATTGATAACCTCGCCACAACTACTGCCGAAATGACAGCTTGGGTGGTATTACGCAATGATGAGGAAGAAAATAATGAGAACCGTGATTAAGCATACTGTGAAACTGGGTGAGCGTTGGGACAACCTTGCCTACTATTACTATGGTGATCCTTTAGCCTATAGTCGTATTATTGATGCCAATCAGCAACTCAGTTTTTACGAAGTGTTGCCAATGGGGGTGACGGTTTATATCCCTGTCTTACAAGTACAACCCACCAATAATGAACAGATGCCACCTTGGCTAAGGGGAAACAATGACTAATGTCGCTCAATATGATTTTTCGCTGTTTTATGAAAAAACTAATATTTCCGCCGAAATTGAACCGCACTTAATTGAACTGAGCTATACCGATTATCTAGAAGGGCAAAGTGATGAATTAAGCGTAACCTTTGAAGATATCCAAGGAAAATGGATACGCCAGTGGTTTCCAACTCAAGGAGATAAATTAATTGCAGCGATTGGTTATAAAGGCTCGCCGTTAGTAGAAATTGGCGGCTTTGAAATTGATGAGGTGGAATATGCAGCCCGCCCTTCAACTATTACGCTACGGGCTTTAAGTAGCGGTATCAGCAAAAATTACCGCACTTTAAAACCCAAAGCCTATGAAAACACTACCCTTGCACAGATTGTGGCACAAGTAGCAGGACATTTAAAACTTAAGGTGGTAGGAACTATTAAGCCTATTCCGATTAAACGGGTTACTCAGTACCAAGAACGTGATGTGGAGTTTTTATCACGTCTTGCCCGTGAATATCATCACAGTTTTAAGATTGTAGGTGAACAATTAGTCTTTACCCATAAAGACGAATTAGGACAAAGTAATCCTGTCGCAGTCCTTGATGAGCAAGATGTCATCAGCCTACGATTGCGTGATCGCATTAAAGACACCGCCAGAGCAGTAGAGGTTAAGGGCTTTGACGCCAATGGTAAAAAGGTAAGGGGCTGTCCTAGATAACTAGACTAAACTCCCTTTAACCAATTGTTTTAAAATAGAAATTTGACTTTTTATGTTGCTGTAATTAAAACGCCATTCACATTCCTTTAAATAAAGCTCAAAATGCGCTTTTGGGATACCATTAAATTTTCGTAAATGGCGTTTTGCTTGGCTCCAAAAATTCTCAATTCCGTTAATGTGGTTATGATTTTCAGCAAAATGTGTGCTGTGATTGATACGAAAATGACTAAATTCACTCACATCAAGCACGTCATAACTACGATAATTATCGGTGTAAACAATACTATCAGGCTTTACCTGCTCCCGAATAATGGGTAACAAGGTGGCAGATTGCGTATTTGGAACCGCAACGGTATAAACCTTGCCATTGCGCTTGAGAAGCCCGAATACCGCAATTTTCCCTGCCGCACCACGACCACGTTTGCCTTTGCGAGCACCGCCAAAATAACTTTCATCGGCTTCAATTTCACCTTCAAACATCTCTAAGTGAAGGCTGTTTTGATAGATGAGTTGGCGTAAACGATGAAAGTAATATGCGGCAGTCGTTTTGTTTACATTGACTAACTCTGCTGCTGTCCTTGCAGTAACACCTGCAACAAATAGCTCAATGAGTTTATTTTGTTTGTGCTGACTTAGACGACTTTTTCTCAT